CTTTGAATCGCTCGATAGTTCCCCGGCCGTCAGTTACCCGGGGCCGACCGACGCGGCGCAAATGATCCAGAACTTGGCGGCAAAAATAAACTATGCCTTCGTCAACAACGGGGTCACGTCTCAGTTGAGCAATCCCTATTGCGCGGGCACGATTGGCGATCAGATCCAAAAGATAGTCGAAAGCATTGGCTGCGAGTTCTACGTGGACAATAACACCTTGGTGATTTGCAACAAAGGACAAGCCCGCGCGGACGTGCCAAGCTTTACACTCACACCCTCAAGTGGTTTGATCGGTTACCCCGTCGCCGATGCACGCGGATATTTGAACGCGCGGGCATTGTTTAATCCCGCGTTGCGGTTCGGTGGACCTGTCACCATCGCGGGCAGCGACGTGGTGATAGACCCGTCAAATGTCACGCAGACGCTCAACAATAGGGCAAACGGTAATTGGTACGTGGGAACGATTCAGCACACTTTAGAAGCGGTAAAGTTCGGCGGCGCATGGTTTACTGACATGCTGTTGCAACCGCTAGGCACGCAGCCGGTGGCGTCGTGAGTGGCAGCTACGGTCTATTCGACGCGGGCACCACGTCGAACGAGTTCAACGCAACTTCGTTTCTTATCAAAGCCGCGTTGCTCAAATTGCAAACCGTCACGCTGGTCAAGGTGGTGGGGGTCAACGGTGCGGGCATTGCGCCCACGGGCACCGTGGATGTGCAGCCGCTGGTCAATCAGATGACTGGCAACCGCGTGGCCGTCGCGCACGGCGTCATCTATGGCGTGCCGTTCTTTCGGCTGCAAGGTGGTTCGTCCGCGTGGGTGTGCGATCCAGTCGTGGGGGACATTGGCATGTGCGCATTTGCATCGCGCGACATATCGGCCGTGAAGTCTTCCAAAGCGGTGTCGAATCCCGGCAGCCAACGCACCTTTGACTATGCGGACGGTTTGTATCTCGGGGGATTTATCAACGCGGCACCCTCGCAGTACATCCAGATGCTTGCCGCAGGCGCGGGCATCAACATTACAACCGAGGGCACTATCACGGTGACTGCGCCCACGGTGAACTTTTCGGGTAACCTGACGGCCGCAGAATTGAACGCGGAAAACGGATACACCGGAACTTTTCAAACCGGCGACGGGCGCACGGCGACGGTCAATAAAGGCATCATCTTGACGGTGGTATAATGGACACTCTCTTACTCGAACTGAATGACTGGGATTTGTGCTTAGATGCCTCGCGCAACATCGCGTTGGCTTCGGTGCCCTATGCGCTCGCGCAGGATGTGGCCAGCGCCGTCAAAACATTCCTTGGTGAAGTTTATTATGACACCACGCTCGGGGTGCCCTATTTCGCAAAAATTCTCGGGCAGACGCCCTCGGTGGCCGTCTTTCAAGAATACATGATCCAGGCGGCTTTGACGGTTCCGGGTGTCGTGTCGGCTACCTGTGTGATAGAGTCTTTTTCAGGCCGCACAGTCACAGGTCAAATCCAATTTACAGATTCCACGGGCGCCACCGCTACGGTAGGGTTCTAATATGTCAGGCACGTCAAGCGTTCCCGCTGTTCAATTCACCACCACGGGCTTGGTGGTTCCATCAGAACCTGCCGTGTTGGCGGGCGTACAGGCCGACTATAACGCGGCTTTCGGTGGCAATCTCAACCCCGCGTTGAACACGCCGCAGGGACAGCTAGCCTCATCCACAGCCGCGATTATCGCGAACGCAAACGCGACTTTTGCCGAGTTCGTCAACCAGGTGGACCCAGACACCGCTGACGGGTTTATGCAGGATGCTATCGCGCGCATCTATTTTCTGACGAGGCAGCCCGGCACGCCCACGGCGGTGCAATGTACTTGCACGGGGCTATTCGGGACGGTGATTCCGGTCAACGCGCAGGCCGTGGACACGTCCGGCAACATATACCTTTGCACGCAGGCGGGCACCATTGGCAGCGGGGGCACGGTAACGCTGTCTTTCGCGAACCAAGTGAATGGGCCGATTGCTTGCCCGGCCGGAACGCTGACCCAAATTTATCAAGCGATCCCCGGGTGGGATTCGATCACGAACCCGGCCGATGGCGTGGTGGGCGCGGATGTCGAAACACGCGCGGCGTTTGAATTTCGCCGCGTCAATTCCGTGGCCAAAAACGCCTCGGGTTCATTGCCTGCAATTTACGCGGGGGTGTTCGATGTGCCGGGAGTAATTGACGCCTACGTCACGCAGAACAACACGGGCGCGACGGTGAACACGGGTTCGACCAATTACCCGGTGATTGCTAAGTCTGTCTACGTCGCCGTGGTCGGCGGCGATGCGCTCGCGGTGGCAACGGCTATTTGGGAAAATACCAACATTGGAGCCGCCTACAACGGCAACACCACGGAAAATGTGACCGACCCGTCACCCTATTCGGTGCCAATCCCCACGTACCCGGTCAGCTTTGAGCGACCAACGGCGACCCCGATTAATTTCGCGGTGCAAATCGCGTCTAGCACGTCGCTGCCGGTAAACATTATCAGCTTGGTGCAACAGGCCATCATTGCCAGCTTCAACGGCACGGATGGGTCACAGCGGGCGCGCATCGCGTCTTTGGTCCTTGCATCGAAATTCTACGGGCCGGTGTCGGCCATCGGGCCGGAAGTCAGTATCCTTTCAATTCTGATTGGCATATCATCCCCCACACTAACCTCGGTGCAAATGGGCATAGATCAAGCCCCCACCATTGACGTGTCCAACATTTCAGTGACCCTTGTCTAAGGAAACAACCACATGACGACTTCAACTTTCACCAGCCCTTTCGACTGCGATACGGATGCGCATTTCCGCGCGTGGGGATCGCAGATCAGCGCGCAGCTTGCGGCCGTGGGCCTCACACAAACGGCCGACACGGGTCAAATTGACTGGACTACGGCGAGCATTGCGGGCTACCCCGGCGCTGTCGGGTACGAAGTGTGGGCATTTAACGATTCGTTCCAAAGCACGACGCCTATTGTGTTTAGACTCGAATATGGCGCGAACAGCGCCGAAAATCCCTACATGGCGATCACAGCGGGCGGTGCGAGTGACGGCGCCGGAAATATCACGGGCACATTAAAGACGGAGCACATTCAACAGAACGTCTCAGGTCCGAATTATCTGCAAGCGTACCCGTCCTATATTTGTTACAAGCCCTCAACTGGATTTCTCGGCGTTGCTTTGAAGATTGGCGCAGCTTCTGGCACTTATGGCGGTCAAGGATTTTGTTTCACGCGCACGAATGACACGTCGGGCGCGGCAACGGGCGACGGATGGAATCTTTACTGTACCTCTACGCGAGCGGGTAGCTATTCAGGGTTTTATTTTCAGAATCCGGGGCAGGGTATCGCGCTACCGTCGAACCAGCAGTTAACGGAAAATCCCAATTATGTAGCGTGGCCGCAAGGTCTAAGCTCGTCCTATGCGAACGGGTCGCTACAGGCGATGCCATTATGGGCGTTGCAACCGGCGATCCAAACGAATGCGCAATTGTGCGCATATATCAATTCAGAACTTCCTCCGGGGAATCAATTTTCCCTAAACGCGGTCGGCTTGACCGCGCGCAACTTCATCACGGTTGGCAGCGCGTGGGGACAGCCTGTGACCGGAGTGAGCACCTACGGCTTCGCGATGATATGGGAGTAAAGGCAAATGACGACATTTGTCATCCCGACGACGCAAACGCCCTTACCTGTCACGGCGAACACGCCGCCCGCGCCGCCTCACCCCATCACGCCGGTAGTTTCGCGACAGACGGGTAATCCGCGCTTTCCCTCGGTTCGGCCGTACTAAATGACGACGTTCGTCATACCGACGACAAAGCCTAACCCCGTTCCATCTAGCGGGGTGCATGGCGTCCATACGCCCGCAATTTTTGCGAACGAAACCGGCAACCCGCTATCTGGCGCGTTCGTCGTTCCGAACATCGTCGGGCTGACGCAAGCAGCCGCCACGTCGGCGCTAATCGCGGCAGGGTTCACAGCGGGCACTGTGACCGGGGTATCAAGCACCGACCCTATTGGCACGGTCACGTCTCAATCAATCCCGGGTGGCGCGATTGAACCCGCGCTGACTGCGGTCAATTTCACGCTGTCGCTCGGCTTGCTTGTGCCGGATGTGGTCAACACGTCATTGACCCCCGTGGCAACCGCCGACATCGAAGCGGCCGGGTTTGTCGTGGGCTTGGTCACTTACGTTTCGGACGTGCTGACCATCAAGGGCAACGTCATATCTCAAATCCCCGCAGCCGGGGCTTACGCTTCTGCGGGTTCCGGCATTGCGTTAGTGGTGTCTACGGGTCGCTCGGGCCTGTTTGTTCCGTTGGTGGTTGGCCTTGACCTCGCCGACGCCGAAACTGCAATCACGTCACTTGGCCTTGTGGTCAACACGGTCACTTATGCGCCGTCTTTGACGTACCCCGCTGGCATCGTCATTGCACAGAACCCGGGCGGCAACACACCCGTGGGCTACGCCACGAATGTGGGCGTGGTGGTTTCGTCTGGTCCCCCGTCGCCCGTGTCGGTGTTCGACTTTGAATCCACGGTCATTTCGCAATACTCGAACAGCCCGACGATTTTGCAGCTTGTGCAGTCGATGAATGGCTACATTGACCAGGGACAGAACTTCGCCAACTTCTATAACTTCGTATGGAACGTGGACACGGCGCAAGGCTTCGGGCTGGACATTTGGGGCCGCATCGTCAACGTGTCGCGCCTGTTGCAGATCCCCACGGCCGCGCGCTATGTGGGTTTCCAAGACGGCAGCGCATCGGCCCCCGGCCCCGGTTGGGACGTGGAACCTTTCAGCGCAGACGGCACGTGGTATACGAACGTGGCCGCAACCGAGGCGTATTTGCTCGATGATAATTCCTATCGTCAATTGATTTTGACCAAGGCCTTAGCGAACATCACAAACACCACGGTGCCCGCGTTCAATCAATTGTTGCAGAACCTTTTCCCGGGGCGCGGCAATCCCTACGTGACGACTTCGGGCGTTATGGCCATGACGTTCAACTTTGATTTTGCCCTGACGCCCATCGAGTTGGCCATTTTGCAGCAATCGGGGGCTGTGCCGGTGCCCCCGGGCGTTTCCTTTACCATCATCACCCCTTGACGCTATACTGACCCCCAATTCTCCGAGGCCCCGTTATGCCCGCCCCATCAGTACAATTGATTTCCGAAGGCTTCGGCAGTGGCGACGCGTCCAAAACGTACCCCATACCGCTGGCCTCGCAAATTTCGATTACCCCGGGCGCGGCTTCGTTCGCTGACGGCTTCCCGCCGTTGACGCGCACGCAGTTGGACGCGGGCGGAATCCCGCCGAACGGCGAAGACATCAACGGCATCCTGTACATGCTGTCCGCGCACATGGCCCTTATCAACAGCGGCCAGCCCTACCAGTTCAATACAGACCAGGCCACCAACATTGGCGGCTATGGACTTGGGGCGGTGTTGCAGTCCGCGACCAATGACTTTTTTTGGCTCAACACGGTCAACGGCAACGCATCGAACCCGGACAGCGGCGGGGCCGGGTGGGTTCCGTTGCCTGCGGCGGGCGTTGCGCGGGTCGCGCTGACCTCGGGAACCGCGACATTGACGCCCTCGCAGGCGGCTCGCGCCATCATAATTTTCACGGGCACGCTGACCGGCAATTGCGTGGTCAACTTCCCGGCGAACAGCGGACAGAATTGGACCGTATGTTCGACCGCTACGATGGGCGGCTTTACCATCACCGCGCAAACTGCGGCGGCGGGTGCAAGTGTGAACATTCCCGGGGGCGGTTTCTCGCAAGCGCAGGGGTGTTTCAGCGACGGGTTTAATCTATTCTCGAACAACGTGTCCACGGCCGGGCTTGCGCCCCTCGCCAATCCGAATTTTAGCGGTGTGCCCACGGCGCCCACTGCGGCTGCAAATTCCAATACCACGCAGATCGCGACCACGGCGCAGGTCCAGGCGGCCATCGCTGCGGCAACCAGCGGCCTCGCCCCGAAGGCGTCGCCTACGCTGTCCGGCAGCCCAACAGTGCCAACGCCCGCCCCGGGCAACAACTCGGCTCTTATCGCAAATACGGCCTTTGTGCAGGCAGCCATCGCCGCGTTGCCTTCTGCGCCCATCATCAAACGGGGCGCATTTGCCAGCGTAAATGGCATAGTGACGGTAGAGCTAGGCTATACATTCCCGGGTCCACCCACCATCATGGTGCAATGGAATTACAATTCCCCAGACGTTGGATGGGTTGTTCCCGGCAGCATTACGGACAGCAGCTTTCAATACCAGTGTGGCAACGGCGGAACATGCCTATGGCTCGCAGTCTACAATTAGGAAAATCATCAATGAACAATGCAAAGGTGGCTGACTATGGGTGGTTCACGGCTTTGATTGCTTGGGTCATCACGAACGCGGCGGGTATCTCGCTCGCGTTGCAATGGGCGGTAGCATTTGCGGGTATCGTGGCCGCCATCGCGGCTGCGCGTTATCACATCAAAGCGGCGCGTAAATTATGACCGAGTTGACCCGCGCGCAGCGGAACAACAACCCGGGCAACATCGACCGCACCAACATTCGATGGTTGGGCATGGCGGCCGACCAATCGGGTGATCCCCGGTTCATCGTATTCGTGGACGCGGCGCACGGTTTTCGCGCAATGGCGCGCATCATCCACGGGCACTTTGGCCAGTTCAACACCGTGCGCCAAATCATCAACCGATGGGCGCCCCCGGTAGAAAACGACAGCCAAGCTTATGTCAACGACGTGGCCAACCGCATGGGCGTGACCCCCGACCGCATTTTGACGTGGGCAATCGACGCGTTGCCTTTGCTGCGCGCCATTGCAATCCACGAAAACGGAACCGATGAAAACGGGAAATGTCTATGGCCCGATTCGGTTATAATCGACGGCATTAACATGGAGCAAACAACGTGACCGACACCCCCGAGAATCCAACCCCGGCCCCCGCGCCGACGCCCGCGCCGACGCCCGCGCCTGTCGCTACGGTCAAACCGTGGTATGCGCAGATCAGCAATTATGTGGGCGCGTTTATCGGCATCGTGGGCAACGCGCTGCCGTACATAACGCCTGATTTTCTTGAATCCATTGGAGTGACCGCGACAGCGGCGCACACCATTTCGTCAATCGTCGCCGTGATCCTTGTCGCGTACAAGGAAAAAGCCACTACCCCCGGAGTACCCGCAAAATGAAAACTTACATTCGATTCGCAATTGTCGCGTGCGCGGCGTTTGCCTTGACGGCTTGCGCTGGCCTCTCGAATCTTCTTGCGCCTTCCGCGTTGCCTCTCGAACAGGCCGCCGTGGGCGCCGCCGTCTACACGGCCGAGACTGCCAACGGCGCGAGCGCAGCCGATCAGGTCGCCCGTGCTGCGAAAATCAACGCAATTGCCAAACAGGTATTGGCCATCGACACGGGCACCAATTCCGCGTTGGCTGACATCGAATTGATTGTCAACGCGAAAGTGGCGCAATTGAATTTGCCCCCGGCCGATTTGCTTGTGGCGCAGTTGCTTACCGCGTCGCTCGGTCAGGCTATCCAGTCGCAGCTTGCCATCACGACCAAGGGCGCGGTGTCGCCACAGACGCAAGTCGCAATTGCTCAGGTGCTTAATTGGGTGATCGCTGACACGGGCGGGTAATGTTCAAAACCGATCTATCCCTAGTCGCCAACCCGGGCCGCCCTGACTTTTGGTTCACGGGCGGCCCGCTTGTTTGGCAAGACCCCACGGGGCTGGCCATCGTCGTGCCTACGGGCTTTCGCACCGATCTGGCGAGCATCCCCCGTTTTCTTGAAGCGTTTCCCGACCTAGACGTGAACGGCAAGTCTAGGCGGCCGGGCGTGCTGCATGATTGGCTTTATGGTGGGGCGCGGTGGATTGGCAAAGACGCGGCCGACGCCCTGCTATACCAAGCGCTATTGGCCGAGGGCATGGATAAGGCCGGGGCGACGACAATCTATCAGGGTGTGCATCTGTTCGGGCAATCTGCATGGGACGAAGACGGCACAGAGTCGATGGTCAGCATGTTCCGCACTTATGACGATTACATGGCGTGGCTCAGAACGTCGCCACGGCTCAACCCCGCGCCTTAGTCGAACTTTCCATAGCGCGGGCCTCGCCACCCGCCTGCGGCCTTTATGGGCCACGACCGTGCCCAAGGCTGCACATCACACATGATGGCTTCAAACTGTTCGACGCTCCCCCATCCCTGCGGCACCTCGCCGCATATCTCATCGTGAGTGTGCAATACGGGCCGGTATCCTGCGCGCTCCAAGCGAACGAGCGCACCGGCTTGGATGTCGCGCGCCACGGCCTGCACCACGTTTTCAAATAGCAGGCCCCCGTAAATCGACATCCGAATCCAGCCCTTGGGGCCTTTCTTCGGGTTCGTGTTATACCCCATGTAAGACAATTGAGACTCCCACGGGGCGGCCCGCTTGCGCGTCGCTGGGGTGAGTCGCGGTTGGTGGTACGTGAGAAACCGCCCCGAGGGCAGACGGCAATACAGGCAGTCCCCGTGCATCTGATACGTGATGTCTCGGTAGCCGAATGCTACCCCGGGGTTTTTCACGGCCTGAATTGCCGAACCCTCTAGCCCATAGTATTGCTCAATCTGCGGTCCGCGACCGAAACCGCCACGGGTTTGGCCGCCCCACATTTCGACAATCCACGGCGACTTTGCGCGCCATGCCAAAATACCGGCCTTGATTTCATCATCGTTCAAAAATTCGTCGGCGCCGAACCCCTTCCATGCATTTATCCAACCGCCGAACTGCGACCCGAGGGCGCCGGGCTTGCCAAGTGTTTGCCGTGACGGGTGGTGTTTGCCTGTCTCGCGTTTGTGGCGTCGATATTCCTCCATCGGAATGCCGGTAATAAGCGACGCGGTAGCCTCATAGATCATGGCGTCAGTGCGGTAGACGTTGAGTATCCATTCCTCGCCCGCAAGGCCAGCGGCCACCACGTTTTCGATGCCCGTGAAATCGCTGCACACAAAATCATAGCCGGGCGCTGCCGTGAACAAAGACCGTAGACAATTGTTGACCGCTTGCAGCGCGTCACCGAAATGGTATTCGACCAACTCAAGCACGCCACACCGAATGATGGCGAGCGCGCGTTCAATCTCTTTGATGTCCTTCCACGCGCCCTTGTACAAGTTCTGCGGCTGCGGACCGTTGCCCGTCCACCGGCCGGTATGGCTGGCATAGTAGGAATACAGGTCATGCAGCCGCTGTTCCTTGGACGCGCAGGCGCGCATCGCAAACAGTTTCTTGATTGACGCGGACCCGATTAACTGGCGAATTTCCAAAGCACGGCGCACCTTCGCGGGCAGCGGTTGCTTTAGGTATTCGTCAATGCTTTCCTCGGTAGCGCTGTGCATCGTCACGCCCTGCGTGGCGGCCCACGCCTTCAACGCGGGCAGCTTCGATGCTTCCAATACCGCGTTGCCCGTCAGTGCGCGCAACTCTGCGTTGTACTTCGCGAACGCTTGGTCCACGATGACTATGCAGGCTTCGACACTCTCGCGGTCGATGTGCAATCCTCGGTCATTGATGCGCTGGTCTACCTGCCAAATCTCTAATTCATCCGGCGTCAGGTCCGGGACTCTGATAGAGACTTCATCTTCTGCCACCACGTCCGTGCGGTTGTAGAGTTTGAATTTTTCATAGTCGGCCGGGTCATCTTCCGGCAGCAATCGAGTGCGCGGGTTTTTCTTTGTGGGCTTTCGCGGCATCGTCCACTTGGCAATCATTCGTTTGCCGTCTGCCATCTTGGCGTTGGGGATTTCCAGCACGGCGCCGACCTCGGCCAGCGACGGCGGCAACGCCCACGCGCGAGACTTTGCTTGCGCACATCGAAGGTTCAACGGATTGAGTGCAGGCCAGCCAAGTTTCGGCACGCAATGGTGCTGCCATACGTCATGCTCGAACCCGACGCGGAACGCTTCTAACAAACCGCCCCGGTGGATGTGGTCGAATAAATCTTGCGGGTATGGCTGCCCCGGTATCCATTGGCGCACGCCTCGGCCGTCTTTCAAATCGTAGGCCAGCATCAGCAATTCAAACGTGGGATGTTCTACATAGGCGCGAGTGCCGACGCCCTTTAGGCCCTTCTTTTGGGCAGATAGCCCGGGCAATGCGTCCCACCGCTGCATGGCGTGATTCCACACCAAACCCGCCTCGCAATACGTTTCAAAATCGAACGATGGGACAACGGACGCGACGTAGTGCCCGGCCGCGAAGACTTCGCCTGCGATCATTTCGCGGGCTTTGCCTTGACCGCTGGACGTTGCCAAGAGCCACCGCAATGCGCGTGGGGCTTGTCCCCAAGTTCGGCATGGGTGGCCTCGGTCATGTGGTGCTTATAACCGCACTTGCTGCAAACGAACGGCACCCATACGGGGGCTTTGCTTGTGTTGGGTGCGGTCATAAGGGAGGCCCTACCGGGGGCGACCCGGGGCAATGAATGGGAGAATACAGAGCGCCAATACTAACGCGATAATGACGTGGTTCCAACTCATTTGCGGTTCTTCCTTCTCGATAGTTTCGCCAGTTTGTTGCGCGCCCTTTGGCGCCGTTTATTGGCAGAAAACCAAGGGGCAGATTCGCCCCCGGGCTGTACTTGGTTGCGCGCGGTGTTGCGCCGTGCGTTGCCTGCCATTACGTCAAGTAACCATGCTGCCGAAGGGTGGCATCAGTCCACCCGGCCGCTACCATGGCCTCATAGGTCGCGCCGTTGGCCTTCGCGGTCAACACGGGCGACGTAGAGGCCGCAGGCGGGGCGACGGGCGGGGGCGGTGCAATCATCGACGGTTGCGGGACCACGGCCACGGCGGGCGGTGCTGCGGGCGCAGGGGCAGCCGCGACGGGTGCGGGCGGCGGGGGCGCGGCGGGGGCCGGTGCAGTCGGGGCGGGCGGCGGGGGCGCGGCTGACATGCCACCCACGGGGGCCGCCGTCATGCCGGTGGGCACCGGGCCGGAACCGAATCCAACCGCAGCCGCGTCGGGGCCTACGATGATTTCGGGGCCATAACCTTGGAACGCAACCAGTGAATGGTTGATGTACATTCCCGGCTTTTGGTCGCTGCGGTTGCTGTCTACCGTGCCTTCGACCTGCACGAAGAAACCGAGTTTGATGGCCTTAATAGCAGCTTCGTCTAGTGCCTGCGAGCCGTTCGAGTTGAACACGCGCGGCGCATAGCCGCTAGAGAAGTTCACGACCCAATGACCAGCAAAGCCCGGGCGGTCCTTGTTCTTCTTGCCTTTGGTGTTCGGAATTTCGCTGTCTCCGTCTTCGACCTTCCACGCAAACGTGGGTGCCTTTGCCTGACCCTGCGGCCATAGAGTATGGCCTAGCGTCCAAATCTTGGCGCCCCACTCGGTCGATGCCCAATGCGTATGGCCGGGGGTTTTCTCGATGGCAACCGCAAAGAAGTATTTAACGGTGGGCTTGCCCATGTTCGGGCCGGATTTGACCAATAGCGGTTTCCCGTCTTGGTCCTTGTCTTGGGCGACTGACAGGCTGCCCTGTACCAATCGACCCATGGGAAATAAAACTCTGATTTGCGTGGTCATATTTTGAATTGCTCCTATTTACCAAAAACTTTTGACGCTTTCGTCACGGTGTCGGGGACCAGTTTCATAGCCCCCGGGGGACGGTCAGCATAGGCACTCATGACGGCTTGGTCAAGTGCCTTCGACTTTATCGCTTGCGTGGGTGTAATTAACGTCGGCGGCCGTAGTACAGTCTTACCGCGCAGCTTTGCCATGGCTTCGACTTCTTCGGGCCTCACATCGTCAAACCACTTGAGGCGCGATTGGCCCGGCTCTAGCGCAAAGTGCGGTACTCGTTTGCCCGCGCGTAACATGGCCTCGGCTACGGCTTCCAATCCGGTTTGGCGGGCCTTCAACCGTTGCCGCGCGTCCATGACCAACCGTAGTTCATTGCCTATGTCGGCTTCGTTTACCAACGCAGGCTCAGCCTGCCCGGCAAAGTCCAAGATATTCGCAACGGTTCGTTGAAACGTGACGCAGTTCACGCGCGCGGGACAATGCAAACAGTGCGGACCCGATTCGGTACTTGGGTTCGGGCCAAGGGCTTCGTGGGCAGCGGCATAAGCTTGATTTATCATCGCGCGGATTTTGGTCGCGGCAACGGGCCACATCCTGATTGGCCCATCGCGGTGTGATAGCCGGGGCTGCACAATGACCAGTTCCAATATCACTTGGTCAATATCGTCATTCAGGCCCAACGTGTCCATGATCCCCGAGGCGTAGGAAATCAATTGCCAGTTTTCATAGACTTCGACGTACTCAAAACCGAATTTATAATCGAATACGCGCAGCGTCTTGGTGTTGGGTGTCCACGTAAAACGGTCGGGCGTGCCCCAACATTCTGTCTCGTGAATGCGTTTGATTTCGACGCGCTGTTCCATCTTGCCGGGCAAACCCTCCAACGCTTCGACGTAGATATAGCCGCCGTCAATCATGTCATCCGTGACGGCTACGCCATTGGGCGCAACGGTGCCAACATCGGGCACAACCCCAAGGGCCATTTGCAACGCGACCCAGTGCGCGGCATCTCCCTCTTTACTTGCATCCGTAGGGGCCTCGGGCGGCAATAGCGACGCATTTTTTATCCAACCACGACACCTCACCGTGCGCGCAAGTGATGACGGGGCAATGGCTGCATGTTCACTCATTCGGCATACTCCTTGACTTGATGCGCGCGGCATCAAGCGTTGATTCGTAAACGACTTCCTCGGCTTCGATGAAGGCTAAATGCGTGCCCCCCTGCGTGATCTGTTCGTAGGTAGTGCCCAGAACGTGGCGCATAAAAACGCCCCGGCCGAAATCCAGCCGGGGCGCCAAGGGGCCAAACGTGGTTACTAACTGACCGCTGCGTAAAGTAGCCACGCGATCAATGCCAGCCCAATTACCGTAAAAGTTACCGGGTGAATGATTTCGCGGTTCCATTTCACGCGGCCAACTTTGCATCGAGTAGCTGATTGAATGCGGCCAACAATTGCGCGTTGGCAGGCATGACCAGTGGCGCGAGTTCGTCGGCCTTCAGTCCAACCGTGACCAGCATCGCGTCGGTGTCGGCCTTGGTGATCTTGTTGGCCGAAATGCCTGCGTTCATCTTCTGCATCACCTCGCGGAACGAAGGCGACCCGCTCGGTACGCTCGCAGGCTGTCCGGCATCTGGCGCACTCGGGGGAAGGGGCACCGGGGAAAGCGGCACCGGGGGCGCGGGCACCGGCTGCGGGGCGGGCGCAGGGACAATGGACGGGGGCGGCGGAATCGGAACGGCGGGCGCCGTGCCACCCTTCTTGGCCTTCCATGTCCCGTCTTGCTTTTTGGCTTTGTTCGCCGCATGGATCGCGGGATTGTGGGGAACGCCCGCGCTATCCACGTCAGCCAACGGGGCGGCAGCCGCAGGGGCCAAGTTCGGGGGTGCCGTAAAACCAGCCGGACCCGTCGCAGTATCGACACTCGGGGGCGGGGGCACCGGCAACGGGGCCAAAGGGGCAGCACCAAACACGGCGGCAGCGCGCTCGGCCTCGGCTGTTGCGCCCTTCTCGAATGAATCAGGGGCCTTGTCATCCGAAGGCACGAAGTCGGGCGCGGGCGGCACGGCGGGCGCAGCGGCTGCGGTATTGTCGGGTGCGGCGGAAAGGTAAGGCGCGGTCAGCGCGATCAAAAGAAGCGCAGCGCGGTGGATGTGGTCTGCGCTGTCTTTGGTTGTATCGACTACTATCTGCATATGTTTTGCTCCGGTGGTGTTGTATACTTGACGGCCCGGACAATTTAATCCAACTTGACGGCTGCGTCAACAAGAGGGCTTTAGATGCTTCGAGACTTTCAACGCCAAATCATAGACGACGTAAACGGGGCATGGACCAGCGGGGCGCGCAACGTAATGTTAGTAAGCCCCACGGGGTCCGGTAAAACGGTGATGCTCGGGCACATCATCAAGACGCACAACGTCCCCACAATCTCGATTGCCCACCGGCAGGAACTGGTCAGCCAATTGTCCTTGGCGTTGAATCGCGAAGGCGTCGCGCACGGGATCATTGCCCCGGACGCGGTAATCAAACAAATCATTACGCTTGAAATGGAATCCCACGGGCGCAGTCTGTACAACGCACGCGCTCCGGTGCGCGTCGCCGGGGTTCACTCGCTGCCCAATATCGACACGTCCGACCCGTGGCTAAACTCGGTGCAGATGGCCGTCATTGACGAAGGGCACCACGTCCTAAAATCGAATCTATGGGGCCGCGCGATGGATCTATTTAAGAACGCGCGCGGCCTGTTTCCCACGGCGCACGCGATCCGCGCGGACGGCAAGGGCCTCGGGCGCCAAGCGGATGGCCTAGTCGATGCGCTCGTTATCGGGCCGTCGTGCCGCGAACTGATAGACCGAGGATTCCTGACCGACTATCGTTTGATCGCGCCGCCCGACGACACAGACTTGGATGACGTGGACATCACGGCCAGCGGTGATTTTTCACCGTCGAAGCTGCGCGAAGCGATCCACAAAAACAAGCACATTGTCGGCGACGTGGTAGCGCACTATCTCAAATTCGCCCCCGGCAAGTTGGGCGTGACATTTGCCGTGGACATCGAAGCCGCTACCGAAATCGTGCGCGCCTATCAGGCCGCAGGGGTACCCGCCGAAGTCATCACGGCCGAGACGCCGCTAAATGTGCGCGGCCAACTGATGCGACGATTCCGCAACCGCGACATCCTGCAATTGGTTAGCGTGGATGTGCTAGGCGAAGGCGTGGACGTGCCCGCGATTGAAGTGGTCAGCATGGCCCGACATACGATGTCGTTTCAGCTATACGCGCAACAGTTCGGCCGCGCGCTGCGTGTGATGGTGTCGCCGTTCCTGCAAGACATATGGGATACTTTCAGCGACGCGGACCGAAAGGCAGAGATAGCAAAAAGCACGAAGCCGCGCGCCATCATCATCGACCACGTGAACAACTATCTGCGCCACGGACTGCCGGACGTGCCTCGCGCGTACAGTCTTGACCGTCGCGAAAAACGAAAAAAGAAAATCAAAGATGACATCCCGCTGCGGCCGTGTTTGAACCCCGAGTGTTTAACACCCTATCTTGCGGTGCTGCCCGCGTGCCCGCATTGCGGCTTTGTTCCCCCGGTGCAACGGCGCGGCAGTCCCGAACAAGTCGAAGGGGATCTATGCGAAATCAGCCCAGAAATTCTCGATGCGCTACGCAAGGAAGTTGCGCGCGTCGATGGGCCTGCGCCGATCCTGCCCGGGGCGTCGATGGGCGCACAATACGGGGCGCGCAACCACCACCACGACCGGCAGCAAGCACAGGGCGCGCTACGTCACGCCATGTCCGTGTGGATGGGGTGGCAGCGTCACCTTGGACGCGATACGCGCGAAGCGCAAAAGCGTTTTTGGTACCAATTCAAAAACGACGTGTTGACAGCGCAAACCCTCAACGCGCAGGATGCGGGCGAATTGTTGACGCGCATCACGCAAGACCTGAACCGTAACAACGTGACCGAGGCCACCCAATGAGTGACAGCGAATCTAAAATACAGTCGCTTGTTATTTTACGCGCCGTCGCTCGGCGCATCTGGCCACTACGCAATAACTCGGGCGCATTCATCGACAACACCGGCCGCCAAGTCCGTTTCGGCCTCGGCAACGTGTCGAAAGCGTTCAACCAGGTGATGAAGTCTTCCGACCTCATCGGCATCGAACCCGTGGTCATCACGGAGGATATGGTGGGCAAGACCATAGGCAGATTTTGGGCGAGGGAGTGCAAGCCCGAGGGCTGGCAGTACACCGGCACGCCGCGCGAAGTAGCACAGAAAAATTTCATAGACAAGGTGAACAGTTTAGGCGGCAACGCGGCTTTTACTGCGGGCAGCGATTGACGGCCCCGTCATCACCGGCTATTGTCACAACCCCAACCGGAGTAAATCAACCTTGAGTAAAGACCTAATTGTCATTGCAGCCACGAAGCTGGCCGCGCGCCACGGCTACAACCGATTGACGCGCCACCAAATCGCCGACTATATGGGCATCGTCCCTTCGTCAATCTCGTTTCATTGCGGCACCATGGAAAAGCTGCGCAGCTTGATGGTCGGCCACGCAATTGAGAAGGGCATCATCGAAGTATTGGCGCAAGCCCTCGCGGACCGTCACCCGCTAGCCATTAAGGCACCGAAAGAACTGAAAGCACGCGCCGCCCGATTGCTCGCGGCCTGACGCTTGAACAAGTTTCTAACAGCCCTCGCGACGTGGCGCGGGTTCATTGTCTATCGGCTGGCCCCCATCATTGGGAAGCCCGGCAAAATGGACAAGGTGCCCATCGATCCGGTGACGGGCTACAATTCGGACGCGCAAGACACGCGCACGTGGATGCTGCCGGAAGTGGCCCTAGCTGCCGCTGCCGAGTGGGCGCCCGTCTACAAAGACGGTACGGGCGTCGGCATTTCGATCTATCAAGGGTCGCAGCTATTTTGCTGTGACATCGACGGGTGCATAGACGCGGCCGGAAATCTCTCAGAGATAGCGCAGCAAATCATCGCGCGATTCCCCGGCGCCGTGGTTGAGATTTCACAGTCAAAGACAGGCCTGCATATCTTCGGCACCTATCGGGGGGTGTTGCCCCCGCACGCCAAGAAGAACACGCCATGGCATATCGAACTGTACACCGAGAAGCGATTTATCGCGCTGACAGGCAATTTTTTGCACGAAGGCGATATATTCACCGACTGCACCGACGCGCTGACCGCGTTCGCGGCCGAGTATTTCCCTTTCAAGGGCGGGGCCTATGCAGGCGACTGGACAGACTACCCGGCCGAAGGGTGGGACTTCCTGACCGATGACGATGCGTTGCTTGCGTGGGCTGTGAATTTCCGCGACAGTAAAACCGCGTTTGGCGCGAAGGCCCCCATCGGGTTATTGATCGCGGGGCACCCCGATCTTGGAAAATGGTTTCCACCCAATGACCCTACAGGCCAATCTTATGACGCATCATCTGCCGATCAATCGCTTTGCAACTTTTTCGCTTGGGGCACTGGCAACAATTGCGAGCGCGTGGAACGTCTTATGCGGCGCACCGGACTTGCGCGACCCAAGTGGGACAACCGCGAAGATTATCTACGCTCAACCATTGCAAAAGCCTGCGCCGAACCAAAACGATGGCCGACCCGTCGCGACGTGCCCCCGACGATTGCCCCGGTACCGATGGGGGCCGACAATCACCAAGCCCACGGGCAAGGTGTCCCCGTTCTTCCGACGCAAGGACAAGACCCGCAGGGCGTGGTAATACCTGAACCGCCCGTGTTGGACGGCAAGGCACCCGACGCCCCGCCGCGCGGCTCTGTGTTCTTCACCATTGACCAACAGAAACATTTCGCGGGCTGCGTGTACGTCGAAGACGTTCATATGATTATGCTGCCTGATGGCATCCTATTGGACCAGAAGCGGTTCGACCTGCGCGAGCCGTTCGCCGGGCGAGAGTTCCAAGTCACCTTGGACGGGTCCAGCCCTTCCAAGTCGGCATGGGAAGCGTTCACGGCGGGCGTGACCGAGTTCCCGAAGGTGCGCGGCCAATACTTTGAGCCGCGAGAGATACCCGGGGCCATCATCGTTCGCGAGGGCCATCGCTTCGTCAACAGTTGGCGACCTATCGAGATTGAAAGCAAACCCGGCGACGTGCAATGGTTCCTTGACCATTTGGCGCGCATCCTGCCCGCTGCGAATGACGCCTACATACTCGCGCAGTTCCTCAAGTTCTGCGTCCAGCACAAGGGCGAAAAGGCTGCGTGGTTCCCGTTCATTCAGGGTGTGGAAGGCAACGGCAAATCATTTATTAACGAGACGATGCAGTATTGCCTTGGCGAACGCTACACCCACAAGCCGAGGCCCAATGAGTTGGCGGGCCGTTTCAACTCTGCATTTTATGGCAAGCTTCTCATCGCTATTGACGACATCCAATTGGCTGACGCGCGGCACATTTGGGAAACGCTCAAGCCGATGGTCGATGGCAAGCGACTCGAAATTGAATACAAGGGCGTCGATAAGGTCACGCGCGAAGTGTGTTTCAACATCATCGCAACCAGCAACCATAAGGACGGGATACCCGTCACCGCGAATGATCGCCGCGTAGCCCCGTTCTTCTGCGCGCAGCAAGTGGAAACCGATCTGGCGCGCGACGGCCTGACAGAAGCGTACTTCTCGAATCTATGGGGCATCGCGGCCAACGGTGGATGGGCCAACGTGCTGCACTACCTATCGACAGATCCCATTGACCCCAAGTACAACCCGGCCGCCGATGCGCTGCGGGCGCCCCGCACATCGTCCACGTTTGACGCCAAGGCCGTGGGCCTCGGCATTGTGGAACAGGAAATCTTAGAAGCTGTCGCCGTCGAAGCCCATGGCTTTGCGGGCGGTTGGATTTCGTCTATCGCCGTGGACCGGATGCTAAAGGCTATCGGCAAAGACAAGATGATTAGTTTGAACAAGCGGGCCGCGATCCTTGGCACGCTTGGCTACATCCCGCACCCGGGGCTGACTGACGGCCGCGTGAGTAGCCCGCTGACCGATGGTACCAAGCCGCGTCTGTACATCAAACCTGACCACGTAACGGCGGCCCTGACCGACAAGGTGCTGATAAAACAACTCTTTGAGACTGCCCAAGCCATTAAAGTGTGACGCGCGTCACATTATTCCTTCTTGCAATGCAGCTATGTACGGTGGCGAACAAACTTGACCGACCCGTCAAGTTAGCCTGTCCCCGTCGATAGCAACCATCAGCAACTTAAGGAGTAAATTTTATGAACATTCTCGAAACGATTGAACGCAAGCACTACATCGCGACCGATTCGGACGTGGAACAGTTGGCCGCAACGCATTTGACTAGCGATGCGCTGACCAAACGCAGCGACGGCCAATACCTGCGCATCTTGGTGGCCGCAATGCGGGCCAAATTCGGCAGCGGCAAAGGCTCCGGCCGACGCCGCAAGTTGACCGAGGCGGACGTAGCCGAACAGTCCGAGGCCCTAGCCGCGATCCATACGCGGTTTTATGCCTCGGTGTTGAAAGGGGTTACCACGGACGAAGTGGCCGACCACGACAACCTAAGCGCAGACGAACGGCGCGCACGGGCCGCAGCGCGGAACGGGCGGGCAGGCTTCGCACGCTCGGCCGCATCGACGCTGCAAGCCTATATACGGGCAGGGGGCGACATCCGGGGCTTGGATGTGGCTACGGTGACCAAAACCGAATTGCGAGCGTTTGCGCGCGTCGCACAGGCACCGGACGATAGCCCCGAGGCGCACGCCGCCCATGTGACCATCAAACGGCTAGCCCGGGACATGGACGCATTGGCTGACGTGGACCCCGACGCTGCACGGCTTGCCATAGACGAGGCGATGGCAGCACTACAGGCCATCGGGGCACGGCTGGCAAGTGCCGCGCACGCGGCACAGGCACCCCCGAGTGAAACGCAAGTGTTCCGGCAGAAGACCCGGGCACGGTTCGCAGCGCAACGGGCCGCGTGATAGACTCGCTGCGTGGTTATGGTAATGCAGCATTGCCCCGGTGCCTTCGGCCGGGGCTTTTCTGTTGACGGGTCGGTCAAGTGATGAGATAGTGACTTGCGTCACAACCCAAGGGGACCATAACCATGCCTTCAATTGCTGCGCTCTTTGCCATTGCCTACATTTTTCTCATCGTCGCTTTCACCATCGCCGCGTCGCGTTTCTTCCGAAGTTTGAAGCGGTCCGCAATCCCCGGACTCGATACCGTGGAGGGAGTCACGGACTCCGAACTGGACGCCGCGCACACTGTCACCATCGAATCAGCCAAAGGTGACCCATGGAACGCAATAAACAATACGAATCAACGCGCGCTCTGACCGAGTTGGAGGAAGCCCGCGCAGCGGATGAGGCGCTGACACGCACCGGAATTTTTCAGCGTGTCGCGCCGTTGATGACGGCCCATGATGATGACACAGATTTGCGCACACCAACACTCTTGCGCCGTCAGGCCGAGTAACCCATAGTCAGGGCATGGACGCCCGAACTATCGCCAATCGAATTTTGATGAGGCCGCTGCCAAAGAACCCGGGGCCGCGTGATCTAGCTAACCTATTGGTAGAAGCCGCTGAAATGGGATATGCGGCTGCGCTGCAAAACAAATCGACCTCGGCCGCGATCACGGGCGCCGCCGTGGGCCTCGCGCGGTTGCGCGGTCGGTACTAGATCAGCGCGCAGAAGGCAAAGAACACCGCTAGCCACGGCATACCGGCCAACGCGCACCATAGGGCCATCAACCACAGAAACGTGTTTCCGTTTTTCATCGTTCACCCCCTCTGTCAACAGGAAAGCCGATTTGATCGTGGACGGGGCATGTGGGGCAGCACCGGCCGTCGGGCGTCGAAACGTAGACGGGGATTAGTTCATTCATGGCTAGGGGTGTTCGCGATATTCGACCGTGGAAAAATGGCAATTGCGTACGACGGCGCGCTCGACCCATTGCCACCATACAAGCCGCCCGTCGATCAGACGAACGGGGTACCAAGCAAAATGACAACGCCAACGAGTACCACGGCTCACTCTTTAACCTCCGTAGGAAAGTTAGCTAATACGCGGTATTCCTGCCATAGCATTTCCTCCACGCTGTCACGCGGCATCGTTCGATGCAACGCCCAGCGCAGCGCCGCCTCAATCTCGCGGATACGAGCGCGTAGTCGAACATCAGATGCCTCAAAATCTGCATTTAATCGTTTGTGTGCGGAAATCTCGGCGGCGAGGGCGTCGTAGTCAGCAATCAGACTCATGATAACGTACCCCGATTGAATGCCGCGCCAGTTACGCAACAGATGCGTGACTGTCCGGCGAACTTCGCGCCCTGTGTAGGCTTTCTCGACGGGGCGCCACTCGCGAAGCAATAGCGTGTCGCCAAGTCCAAACCCGCGATCATCGATTCGTATCTCGAATGTCTTTCGGCCGGATTCTAGGTTGTCCCAAAACTCAGGCCAGACCTTTAGATCGTGTTCAGCCATGCTTCGACTCTCCCTCGGCCTGTAATAGCGCGGTGGCTTCGTTCATCGCACGCCGCAGCACCTTGACGGTATGGGCCGCATGGGCCAACTCGCGCCGCTGGTCGATGATGACCTTCTGCAATGCTTTCAACTCCGACCGCAGCGTGTCCACGTCGCCGTTGATGTCACGGGCGCCGGGTCGCTCGGCATCGGCCGTCAACTCGCTATCTAGGTCCACGGGTGACTCATTACGCGCTCGCGCGCGGGCCTCGGGGCTGCCATAGCGGGTTTTCAACCAGTCGGCCAGCGCAAGGGTTTCGGTGGGACTCGATTCCCGCTCAATAATTTTAGCATTTTTACGAATGGCGACGCAGCGCGGGCACATGCATACCTTGTCACCTTGTTCCGTGGCCTTTTGCATGGCATCCGCATAGTCTTCGATGTTGACCTTGCGCGCGTCGATGGGCAGGCCGTTGGCGATGGCGTGCTTCTCGCACTCGAAACACGAATGGCCTTTATCCAAAAATAACTCTACTCCGTGGGTGCATTTCATAACTCTGTTTGCTCCAATTGTTCGGGGTTAAATTGCATCATCAGCGCGGCACGCAGGGCGCGCAACTCGGGGTCAATATTGGCAATAATGTCGTCAGACTGACACCCGTCGCGCTGCGCTAGCAGGGCCTCGGCCGCCAATATGATCGCTTTGTTCTTCTCGCTAGGGAATGCGCGTCGCCTCATTTGCAAATTCCATCTAACTTGATTCTCCTTGCGCCTCGCCGCAACCGCGTCGGGGTGGTGCTGTTTGCAGTAACCTTCAGTTACGGCTTTGCGTGAACAGTGTTTGACGTGACGAAAAGCGAACCGATCATAAATGCCGTGTTTGCAGCGTGCGTGGTCGAGCGGTCGGTCGCCACTCACGCAATCACCCATACTGTTGACACTCGATTGCTGGTAGTGCCCCGACGCTCGCCGCAGCGACGCACGCGGCCCTTACGCTCCAACGGGGCCATGCGTGGGCTGATGCTCCAAATGTGAACTTGCGGCAACACGTCCGCTAGTTCCTGCGTGGTGAGGCCATCGGGGAACAGGGACAGCGCGTTGCATACCGCGTCTTCTAAGTCGCGCACGCGAATGTCAGGGGGCACCAACTCGGGTGTGGGCACGGTTGGGCTGGTCATCAAACCATAGAGTCGTGGTGATCGGTCGGTCATGTATCGCACCCCTTGATGAGTTGGGAAGTAATCAGTTTCTGCAATTCCGGCTCGCGGCTCGGTAGCTGCGTGCGGATGTACCGCAACAAAGCGAAACTATCATGCAGGCAATTTGACGCGTGCGTCAAGCCCGCGATGTAGCCCGCATCGGGACACCCGAGGGCCTGTTGCTCGGCAATGGCCCGCTCGATAGCCCGGTGCGGGTGCATGTCCGAGGGTGCCGGGGTGGGCATGGACTCTAATCGCGCTTTGACCGCACCCAAGGCGTGCAGATAGTCCCAATCAACGTCATCGGCCCGCGCGACGTGATCGGCTATTGCTATCTTGAGCGCGTCCACCATACTGCGACTGACGCGAAACGCTTCTAGGGCCTCGGCCAGCGCGCGCCATGTCTCGGGGCTGTCGTTACTCATTGCAGCACATCCAACACAACGCCGCGAGCGAAACAAACCCCATTGACGGGCGTCCCACCGATGGCATAGCACTGTGCGTCAAACCGCTGGACATCAACGTCCAGCAAATGGCCCGCGTATAACAGCCCGGCAATCGCTAGGACGCAAAGAAACAAAAACCCGTATAGCGGACTCACGACGGCGCCCCCCACATCAAGCGAAACTGTCGGGCTTGTTTCTCTTGTCGCTCGCGTTTGATGCGCAGCTTCTTAAACCGCTGCGTGCGGCGCATCTCTGCGCGGGCCGCTGCATAGCGGGCCGTCTCGTCGTCGGTCATCCGGGGCATCAGGCTGAACATGTGGGCAAACTCCAATGGTGGTTAAGGAGTCGCCAGCGTGCCCGAGGGTGTCAACCGATACTGTGATCTGCGTCACGGTTCCTAGTAATCGTCGCCGTCTTCCGATCCCTCTAGCGATCCCTCGCCCTCCAACTCACCGAAGGTGTCATATTCGTAGTGGTCGGCATCCGGGGCGCACGTGGGGTGCTGTAAGCGATCCATGGGCGTGGCCTCGGGCTGTCAGGGGATAGGCCCATGGTACCGCGCCCTGGGGCCGTCATGGGCTACATTGGACAGTAATCGACACCGCGTCGCAGCAACAGACCTGCGCGGTTGCGGGCCAGCCGGTTGCGCTCCCATCGTAACAGCGGGCGTTTGTGGGCGCCCACGGTCGCGCGCCGCTTTATGCGCTGCGTCACTCCTTAGGCCTCCATTCCGTGCCCACCTCCCAAACGTAGAACTGGCACAGCCTGCGGCCGGTGTAGCGCCGAAGGGCCGCGATCATGCGGTAGCCGCTCATATCGGAATAAGCGCGGCGCACGACATACCAGACGCCAGGATGTTCTTGGTAGCAGACGGCAAAGGGTAAATCTTCCTCACCCTTGGGCGTCGATTTGTGGTGCAGTTCGACGCCAAGCGCCGGGTGTTCAACCAGTGACTTAGCCATCAGAAGGGGCACTCGGTCCAAGGGCGGCCCTGTTCCGTAGCCCAACGCAACACGGACGGGTTTAGGGGCATGTCTAGGCCCTGCGCATTATGGAACGCATCGCAGCACGTCAACAAATAGTTGGTGAGTTCCACTCGCTGTTCGGGGGTCATCAGCCGGTGAGTCGGCAGCACAACCGACAGCGGCACGCGCACAGCGTTGGCTTTCATCACTTTGCGGGTGACGCACTCGGTACAGCCGCCATTCGACACAAATCGGTCGGCTATGTGCCCCCGCTTGCAGGGGGTCGAAATACGGTATCGGGTGAGGCCCGCTTCCCATGCGGCGTTGCGCGCCAGGGTGTTTTCGCTTTGCATATTGATTGATCCTATTTAACAATAATGACGCCCCGATTTTTCGCCGAGGGCTGCATCTACTATAGCGCACTAATCCTTACTTCATGAGTTTATTTATACTAATCGCGCGCAAAGTTATTTTAAGGGGGTTAATAGGTACTATTGACTAACATAATGAAGTAAGGATTAGTGCAGCCTATTAGATGCAGTCCTCGGGCGAAAATCGACGGGGGCACCCCTTGCGTGGATACGGGCGCGGCTGGTATGGTGTGGTCACTATGAGCAATCCCGCGCAAGTTGTTGAATTGGCAACCGAAAACCTGACCCAAAAACAGGAAGATTTTGCGCGTTATTACGTGGAATCGCGCAATGCGTCCACCGCGTACCGTCTCGCCTACAACGTTGGCCGCGACACGCTGCCGACGACCGTGTGGCAGGAAGCGAGCCGCCTGCGGCATCACCCTCAAATATCTGCAAGGATTGAGGAATTGCAGTCGATGGCCGAGGCGCACACCATCATCAAGGCGCGCGGGGTGTTCCAAGAACTTGCCGACATCGCGAGCGCGGACCCCAATGACCTGCATCAGCTTTCGACGTACAACTGTCGGTACTGTCACGGCGACGGCAACCGTTACCAATGGGTCGATGAGTCGGAATTGGCTGACGCGGTTGAGAAGGTCCAAGCGGATATTGACGCGGGCGTCAAACGCGCGAAGATGCCGGACGTGCGCGGGGGCTTCGGCTTCGCCGTGCGTCGGCCGCCAAACCCCGATTGCGTCCATTGCTTCGGACGCGGTGAAGTCGTCGTCAGGATTACCGACACCGACAAACTAAGCCCGAAGGCTCGCAAGGCCCTCAAGGGCATCAGGATGACCGCCCATGGTGTCGAAGTGACGATGCACGACAAGATGAACGCTCTTGAAAAAATGGCGCAGGCGTTAGGGATGGGCGGCAAGGACGCGGCGCAAATGAACCCTGCGGCGCCCTCGGCACCAATGCCCGAGGATGTCAGCGAAGAACAGGCAGCACAGGCGTACCTGTCATTGATTCAAGGCCAGTAAATCGGCTCGCATGTGTTGGGCTGCTCCCCCGGTGGCACAGCGCGAGCGCGGGACCGCGTAACCCGCACTAATAATCGAGCCGCGTCACCATGAAGGCCTCGGGCACCTCAAGGTCAATGCGGTAGGCGTTCGAGTAGCCACAAATCACGTCGATTGTGTGTGCGTTGACCACGGACACGGTGCGAATCCCGCCGATGCAATTCAGGTGTTTGATTTCCAGAATGTCACCGATGGCGATGGCCAACTCGCGTGCTTGCGCTCGCGTCGGGGCGCCGCGCGGTGGCGTTGGTTCGGCAGCGCCTGCGACCTTGGCCAGCACTAGAAGGAACAGCAACACGCAGGCCCCGACGAAGCGTTGGCGGATCACAGGGCACCCGCCTTTGACGCCACCACCGTAGCAGTGTATTCCGTGAAATGCGTTGTTTTGCTGGTCAGAACAATAAACCCCTTTGCTTCTAATGCGCGGGCGGTTTTAACTAGGCTGCAAGGCGTGAAAGTAAGTGAACCTCCCGCGCTTTTTAATTGCGCTAAAAAGGCTTCTTGTGTCGCAGTAATTTTCTTGGTGTTGCTCATTTCAGTATCTCCAGTTGCGTTGTCGATGGGTGAACGATACGCGCCCCCGGCACCCGAAGATGCCGATTGCGTCACAGTTCTACAACGTTCATGTAGGCCCCCGGTCAAACAGGATTCGCACCGAGCGTTCAAGGTGGGCCACGCGGGTTTCCAAGCTAGACGTGGGTGCGTCGGGGTGCCCATTTACCAAGTCTTCGATGCGCGTGCGCTGTTGCAGGATGGTGTCGCGGGCGTCGCGGATCGTGGCCCACTGGTCAGTCAGGGGCACGTTATCGGCTCCGAGCAATCGGTTTAATCGGTCAATGATGTCCACGGTTACTCCTTGGTGTCTAAAGGGTCGCCGTCTTGTTGCGACAGGTGCAGCGGGTGTAAACGGTACTCGCGACGCCCATCGCGGAAGTCAGGGCACGACTCGGGCAGCGCGTCGAATTGCGCCGCCACGATGGCAGGCGCGTCGATGATTGGCAAGGTTATTGGGACTATCATAGGACTACCGACGTGTATCCGTAGCAGGTTTCCAATGTGACCCGCTGGCCAAGGCGGGGCATCGTCGGGAAGTCCGAAGTCAACATCAACACGTCTTCCGACGTGTCGTTGATTTGGACGGTCACCGAACCCGTGTTGGTGATTTCCGTGACCGTTCCGCGTTGCCTTTCTACTTTGACCATTTTGCTATCTCCGGTTGCGTTAGGGTGACCCGCTGGCCGACGCGCGGGAAGCTGACAAAATCCGAAGTCAGCATCATGACTTCATCCAACGTGGCGTCAATTTCGACCACTACCGAACCCATGCTAACCATGGTGACCGTACCCGTTTGCGTTGTAACTTTGACCATCTGAAATTCTCCGTGTGCGTTGAAAGTGATTGCATGATGCCCGGCCGTGTCGGCGCCGGGCGTGTCGCAGTTCACAGTTTCCGCAACCGCGCGATGTACAGCGGCTGCACCATGGCGTTAGCGGCATCTCGGGCCATTCCAAGGGCCTCAAGCTTATTGCGGGCACGCTTCCACGCTCCGTGCCACACTCGCATGTCCGTGGTGCCTGCGGCCGTGATGCGGGCGCATTTCGCCGTGTATTCGGCCATCACTGATTCGACCGTTTCGACCTGTTTTGCTGTTGCCATTTTGTGCATTTCAATTTCCAGTTGCGTTGCTCGATGGGTGAACGATACGCGGGGGCGCGGGGCAATGATGCGAACCGCGTCACAGTTTTTACATGCCCCACTTTTCGGCGCATATCGGGCCGATGCCCGCGTCTATGCTGCCTTCGTTGGTCAGTTCCCGACCGCAGCAACAACAGATGCCCGTGCGCTTGCCATACGCGACCGCTTCGGCCACCGGGTCGGCGCCAATGCGCTTGATGGCTTCCAACGTTTCCGGGGTCACGGCGCGCGTGGGGTCAAACTTGCCTTGCGCATTGACGCGGCCAAAATAGGCGGATTCAAACGCGCGGCCACCTGTGACGTACAGTTCACCAGGGTACTTCTTGGCAGGCTTGAAGCACACGCCTTCAAACACCAACGCGGGGTTTTTGAGGCCCGAGGCGCGGGCCTGCGCGAAGTGGTGCAGCACCTTGGCCAAGCCTTCGCCACCCACGTCAACCACACGCGCGGCACGTTCGGCGGCCCGCTGTGCGTCGCGCACCTTCTGCCCCTCAATGCACTTGCGCACGGCGGCCAATTGGTTGTCGGTCAAGCTGCCGAACTTTTGCAGGCTGCCCGCCAAGCTGTTGGCAAATTCAAAATTGGGGTTGGCGGCGAACCACGCCATAACGTCGGGGTGCGCAGCTTTCCACGCGGCCACGCGTGCATCGTGGGCGGCGGCTGCGGCCTGCGCCTTCTCTACTTTGCGCTCGCGTGCGCGCACGGCCTTGGCGTCGATAGACAGGCCGTTGCCGGTGCCGTTGCAGGGGAAGCAATGACGGCCGAGAGATGAGAAACCGTAGTACAGGCCCGACCCGCTGCACTTCTTGCAGGGGGCGAATCGCAGGGGGTCGCGCGGCACGTCGCGGGCGCCGGGCTTCTTGGTGCGCTGTTGGGGCATCTTGTCCCCCATGCGTTTGGCCCAATTGGCGCCCTCTTCCAACATGGTGGTGGGCGCCTTGGTGGTGGGCGCCTTGGTGTCGGTCACTTCGGCTGTGTCCAAGTCATCCAAATCCGAAAAGTCTACCGGCTGCGTTTCCATTTGCTTACCCTGTGCGTTGTTGACCATGGCGTCAAGATACGCGGGCACCGGGTCACGGTCGGTGACGCAGTTCACAGTTTAGGTATTCAATTTCGCCCGGCTTGGGCGCGCACATCCAATCCCACCGATAGTACATGTCCATGGCCTTGGAAGCCGGGGGCAGTGTCACGCGCGGGCCTGACGCATAGGCCGCCCTGACGGCGTTGCGGTTGTGGGCCTGCACGCGGCAGGCCTCGGCGGCCGTGTCGGCTACGCGCCCCCTGCATTGGGCACACAGGCACCCGAACCCGTGGCGGGTCATATGGTCACCCGCCCGTTTTGCAGGGTCACAACCTGCCCACAATCGCACGTGTGTTTCAGGGCCAAGCTGTAATGCGCGAACACGTAGGGGGGCCACGGGTGCAGCTTTTTGCACTTCGGGCAATAGTGGCCGTTGGTGTTGCCGGTTTTCACGTTGCGGGTGTAGCGTGCGCGGGTCATTCTGCCATGCGTTTGCGCTGGCACGCCACGCAATCGTCGGGGTGTCCCACTTTGTTGTCGCTGCCCACAAGCGGCCCGCTGCCTAGATACATCCACTTGCCGCACAGGCTGCGCGTGCCCCGGAAGTAATGCCACTTACGCGCGTTCAACAGCTTGAACCAACCTTCTGTTGGCGACGCGACAACCTGCACGGCGTTGCCCGGCCCGGTGATGCTACTCACAGCAACGCACCGAACCTGCCCAATGGGGCTTGGGGTTTATGCGCGTGTTCACGTCGGCCCCCGGTCAAACAGGATACGCACCAAGCGTTCAAGGTGGGCCACGCGGGCTTCCAAGCTAGACGTGGGCACGAATGCTGGCGGCCTCGGTGGCGTGATTATTGGAACCGTGGGCAGCGGCGCCGTGGTTTCCGACATCCCGCAGTTTTCGGGCACCATGCAGTGCGCCACGTCGGCGCAATAGGTGCGACTGCAATTCTTCATGGCACTTGGTCCCCTAGTAGTTTCGAGTCTTTGCGCACGTATGCGCGTGGTTTCGGTCGGTCAATTCGTCGCGCTCGCGCGGCCGCGCGGTATCCGGCCATCCACGCGCGGGCTAATTCAGCGCGCATGTGATTGGTTTCCATAGGCCCGTCAGGGCACACCTTACGCGCGTATGCCTCGGCGTTGCGTTTCGGCCCCTCGGTGCGGCGGGTCATGACCGCGCCCTCTTGATGCGTTCCACTTCGTCTAGCACCGCGTCGAAGCCCTGCGACATCCACGCGTGGCCCTTCGCCGGGTCCGTGAGTAGTCCATAGCCGCAATAATAATCCTGCGTGCTGATGGCCCTGTCGATGCAGTAGCGTGCCCATGCGTGTAGGCTTGTGGGCAGCGTAGTGACAGCAACAGTCATGTTAGCAGCCCACCGACATGGTGGTGCCGGGGGGCACGGTGTCGGACACGCACATTTTGGCGTAGGCGACGGCCTCGCTCTGTTTGCCTGCGGGGTACGTCTTCACTTCGATGACCGTGTTCCCGTCTTCGGGGTAGTCCACATCAAATGAGACGTGGGTCAGCTTGAAGCCACCGTAGCCGCCTGCAATGGGTTCAATCATCACCGCGATGCCAGTCTGAAAGTTGTTGAAGGTTTGCATAGTCGTCAGTCTCCGTGTGCGTTGAAAGTGATTGCAGTTTAGGCGGTCGGGTCAAGGCCGTCTGTGACGGGCCTCACAATTCCTTTACGGGCGCAATATTCCGCGTCCCCTTCCATTTCGGCCGGTATGCTTTCCCGGTCACCCTGCGCATGGAACACGTCAAGCCCCGTTGCCAGCCAATCGGATATTTCGCACCACATGAACATGCCCGCCCATTGCTTCAACTCGGGGGCCAAATACCGGCGACCGTACCATATGACATACCCGGCCTTGGTCACCCGGCGCCACCCGTAGCACGCGAAGCCATCGGGGCAGCGGGTGTCCGGTTCACGGGGACGTTTTGAATATGCCATGGGGTTCACTCCCAACGCACGGGTGCCGTGGTTTCCAAATAGATGCGCGCCCCGCAGGACAACGGTTTGTCGCTGCGCATCACGCTAGGGCCTTCAATAGTCACCTTGCGGGCCGTGAAGCTGCCTGCCGAAGTCTGCACGGTGATTGCCGGGTCATCTGTGCCGTGCTTCACATTAGATGCAATTACGTGCTTGTTTACGTGTATGCGCTTCACAGGGCCAGCCTTCCCGGCAAGCTGCGCCCGACGTGTGCCCCGAGGCCACGCGGCCATTAGGCAACCACCACTATGGCCAGCGACATGCCGCTCTTGGTGTACGCGTCGCGCAGCGCGGGGCGCGCGTCAAGCCACTTTTGCGCACCGGCCACGGTGGCCCACGATTTCAGGTTGGCGACACCAACACCCGTCACCGTGTTGCCGGGGGCTTCAAACGACACACCGGCCGTGCGGGATTCGGTCAGGTACAAAGTGCGGCCTGTCGCGTCGGACGTGCGCGCTATGCAGTAGCGGGTTTTCGTGGTTTTCATTTCGTCATTCTCCTGTTGCGTTGTCGATGGGTGAACGATACCGAGGGCCGCGCGGGGAAAGCGTGTCGTGGTTCACAAGTTTGCAACTCGGTCACGCTTGGCCCACGTCGCCCCTTCCAGGTCGCTATAGTGCGAGCCGTCCGGGGGATAGGGAAGGTCGCGCGCGGGGTGTCCTTCGCAATGCTCTAGCATCCAAGCATAGATGGCTGACCACTCACGATGACCATAGTTGATGCGCGCAGCGTAGGACAGGGCCAAGTCGCGCGGCCTCATCATGTGGTCACGTCCGGCACGATGCTGGCCGAGATAACTCGATAAGCCACGTCGCGCGGCATCACGTTGAACGTGCGCTGGTATTCGAGCGACAGCGCGGCGCCCATATCGCTGCATTGCTGATACGTCTCGCAGATGGCGGCGATTTTCTCGGGGTGTCCCGACAAGCTGATAATGAGTAGGAAGACGTGCATAATTTGACCTCGGTGGCTAGTAAAAAATTTTGTTACAGTCATGACGGTTGCACATTCGATAGCGATGGCCCCGGTTAATCACGTAATGCGGCGGCCCACCGCAGGCGGGGCACTCATCGCCCGCGCGATAGGCGGGAACCCCGGAGCTTGGTATCCCGGGGAACGCTTCGCGGTCGCGCCCCATTGCACGCACCGCGTCGCGCTGTGCCGCACGGTACCCGGCAAGCCATGCGTGGCTTACAAAACTGCGCACCCATAGCGGCAATTCCTCGCCCCGGTCATCGCGCACGCGCGAGGCGTAACAAGCGGCTCGATGTCGTTTTACTCTCATGTGATTTGGAAAATCTTATGTACCCGCTTGCGACGGTGGGGTGCCTTGCCGATGCTGACCCATTCGCCCTTGGTGTACGTGTCAACAAACTTGCGGCCGGAAATCAGCACGTAATGGTTGGCCACCACCACCACGTATGTGCCGGTGTGGTCGGGCCGCGTCGGTAGCCATGCGGCCAGCGTCACCCCCACCCGATGCACCGGGGTATGCGCCGCGTTGGCGTAGTCGGCCCCGTAGGTTGCCACGCGCACGTGGTTGGCCTTGCCGTCAACAAAGTGCGTCCACGTGTCTCCGTTGGTGTATTCCACCGTGTCGGCCACCGATTCCCCCGGCCTGCGCCGGGCTATGTACACGCGCGGCACGTCCATTTCGGTGACCGTGCGCCCGTTCGCGCGCAGGACGGCCAGCAATTCGCTGTTGTACATGCCCTTGACTGCGCCCCGGCGCCGCATCGAAACGTCGCGCACCTTTTCGGCTGCCTCGGCTGTTGACGTGCCGAGGATTGCGGCCAGCACCAACGGGCCGCAAAAGCTGTTGCCGCTGCGGTCCACGTTGCTGCGGGTTATCTTGCGCGCGTTCACGCGTCCACCTTGGAGTCGTTCGCGTCCAGCAACCCGCGCGCCGCCATCGCATTGACCAAACTGTCACCGAGGCCGCGCCGCTGCGCCACCAAAAACGGGAAATTCTCCAACTGCCAGTCGTGCAGCTTGGCCCACGTATCGGCGCCCCATCGGTCTAACATGCAGCCCGCGTGCGCGTAATGGCGTACACCATACTTGATTAGAATTTGTCCCGGGTCATCACAAAATCTGCAAGTGTTCATTGTCATTTGCTCCGTTGTGTGTCGTGTAATGGTGAAGCCATTTTGCCCAACACAAGCGGGTGCTGGCGTGTCGCAGTTCACAGTTTAGAAACCTTCGCGACCCGAAACCCTTCGCACTCGCAGCCTTCGTCACACACGCAGGGCCGCAGTTTGATCGGGCCGTCAAGCCCCGCGTGTTGACCAAGGGTATGTCCGCAACGGCACATCCGCGCGAGGCCCGCAGCATAGCGGCCATCTGCGTCGCGGCCTACCGTGCCAACTTTCGAGAATTTTGTTTCCATTTTCGTCACTCCGTTGTAAGTGGGGCCATTCTGCCCAACACAAGCGGGTGCGTGCGTGTCGCAGTTCACAGTTTTGACAGGTGGGTCAAGCCCGCTGCCCGCGTTCCTGTGGGAACAACCCGCCATCACACCATAAAAATTTGCGCGAAAATAGGAACTAGTTCACACTTTTGCGATGCCACAGCTAACAGTCGATTGGAAAAACCCGGACTATGCCCCGGTGTTTATGGAACGCGCGCGCCGCCTAAAGGAACTGCGCGCCGACCCCCGCAAGCTTGAGGCCGTCAAGAAGTATTACGCCACGGCGCCGGGCGGCATCGCGCAATTCATAAGCGATTGGGCCATGACCATTGACCCCCGAGTCAGCGGCATGGGTCGCAGCCCTGTTATGCCGTTCCTGCTATTTCCCAAACAAATCGAACTAGTCAACTGGATCGTGGCCCGATGGCGTGGCGACGAACCCGGCATCTTGGTGAAGTCGCGCGACGTAGGCGCGTCGTGGATCGCGTTTGCAGCGGCCTGCGCGTTTGCGTGCTTTTACAAGGACATTTCAATCGGTTTCGGTAGTGCCATCGAAGACAAGTTAGACCGCAGCGGCGACCCGGACACGCTGTTCGCAAAGGGCCGCGCGTTTATGCAGAACATACCCGTAGAGTTCCGCGCGGGTTGGAAGCTTGAGAAACATTCCGCGCACATGCGGATGCAATTCCCCGATACCGGCTCAAGCATCACGGGCGAGGCAGGCGACAAGATGGGGCGCGGCGGCCGTAAGGCCATCTATTTCGTGGACGAAGCGGCGCACATCGAGCGTCCGTTAATGATTGACGCCAACCTGTCCGCAAACACAAATTGCCGCATTGACATGTCATCGGTGAACGGAACGGCAAATCCCTTTGCAGCCAAAGCGATGGGCGGCAAAGTGTCGCGGTTTGACTTCCATTGGCGTGATGACCCACGCAAAGATGACGAGTGGTATGCCAAAAAATGTTTGGAAATAGACAACCCCGTCATCATCGCGCAGGAACTTGACTGTAACTTTAGCGCGTCCGTTGAAGGCGTCATCATCCCGTCGCTATGGGTGCAGTCGGCTATCGACGCCCACGTCAAGCTTGGCATCAAACCTTCGGGCATCAAGAAGGCTGCGCTCGATGTGGCCGATGAAGGCAAAGACAAAAACGCCTATGCTGCGCGCCACGGCATTTTGCTGAATTTCCTGACCGAGTGGACTGGCAAGGATTCCGACCTGTTCGACACCGCGTTGAAGGCGTTTGAATACTGCGACAATCTCGGGCTGTCATCGTTTCTGTATGACGCGGATGGCATGGGCGCGTCAGTCAAAGGCGACGCCAAGCAAATTAATGCAGCGCGCACGGCCGAGGGTCGCAAAGCGCTGCAAGCAATCATGTACCGGGGCAGCGCGGCCGTGTTCAATCCCGAGGGCCGCGTCAAGGGCCTTGACCGCACCAATCAGGATTATTACGCGAATTTCAAAGCACAGAATTATTTCGCGCTACGCGAACGATTCCGCAACACATACCGCGCGGTGCAAGGCGAGGCCATCGACCCGGATACCATCATTTCGCTGCCGTCCGATCTGCCATTACTGCGCAAACTGACGGCCGAACTGTCACAGCCCACGTACAAGTCGAACGCGGCGGGCAAAATGTTGGTGGACAAAAAGCCTGACGGCAACCTATCGCCGAACCTTGCCGACGCGGTGGTAATGGCGTTTTCCCTCGGCAATGACCCCATGAACATATCGGACGCGGCCCTGACCGCGCTAGGCGGCCCCTTGGGTTCGTGGTAGGCTGGCCCCCAAACCCCGGAGTGCCCACAATGCTGACACGTCTAAAAGCCGCTTATCGTGCCCTGTTCCACCCGGAACCCGCCCCCGTGCAAGCCCCGCAGAAGACGCCCACGGGCATATCAGTGCGAGCCTTGCAGAATGTGCAGGAGTTTATCGCGGCCGACCAGTCGGCCCCTCGCGTTGAATTGAAGATGCCCGAGTTGCCCCCGGGCGTGCGACCGGCCAAGCCGCTGTCGGGCGACGCGCTCTATCTCGCGATGGACTCAAACGGCCAGCCGGAACAGATGGCCATGGACGATGGCGGCCAAAGCATACCCGCTTTCGGGTGGCTCAATACCTATGGCGGCCTCGGCTGTACGCTGACATTTCCCGGCTATCCGTACCTCGCGAACCTTACGCAGATTTCCGAGTATCGGGCGCCCTCAGAAGTCATATCCACCGAGATGACCCGCAAGTGGCTGAAAATCGTGTCGAAGGGCGACAAGGGCGGGGCCGGTGTGGGCGACCGCATCAAGGAACTGACCGACCGAATGGTGGAACTGAAAGTCCGCGACGTGTTCAAAACGGCGGCTTGGTATGACGGGGTGTTCGGGCGCGGCCAAGTCTATATCGAAATCAAAGGCGACGAAGGCGACCTAGCGCGACAGAAACCGCTGACCATCGAAAACAACGGTGGCGTGAAGAAAGGCAGCCTCAAGTCCTTGAAGGCCATTGAACCCTATTGGACTACCCCGGCGAGTTATAACGCGAGTTACCCGGAACGCGCGGATTACTACGTCCCGCAGTCGTGGTACATCATGGGCCGCAAGACGCACAGCACGCGATTGCTCAATTTCGTGTCGCGCGAAGTGCCCGACATTCTCAAGCCATCTTACAATTTTGGCGGCATTTCGATGTCTCAGTTGATGGAACCCTACGTCAACATGTGGTTGCGCACGCGGAAAAGCGTCAATGACCTTATCAACAAATTCAGCATTACCACGCTGTTGACCGACCTCAACGCCACGTTGTCCGGTGGCGACGGGTCCGACACGGTGAAACGCGCGACGCTGTTTACTCGGCTGCGCGACAATCTCGGCCTGTTCATGTTGAACAAAGGCACCGAGGAATTGGGCCAAGTCAACACGCCCCTGTCTACGCTCGATAAGTTGCAGGCTCAATCCCAAGAACACATGGCGGCCCCGTGCCACATCCCGCTGATTAAGCTATTCGGTGTGGTGCCTACGGGATTGAACGCGACCGGCGAAGGCGAAATCCAGGTGTGGTATGACTTCGTGCGCGCGTGTCAGGAAAATCTATTCGGCCCGCAAATGGACATTTTGATTAAAGTCATTCAGCTTGATTTGTGGGGCAGCATTGACCCGAACATTGGCTATGAATGGGTCGCGCTAGATGAACCCACGGCGAAGGAAAAGGCCGAGGAACGAAAGAGCAACGCAGACGAAGCGGCCGTATATCTCACCAATGGCGTGGTGGACCCGGACGAAGTGCGTACCAAATTGCAGAGCGACCCAAACAGCGGTTGGGATCAATTGCAAGGATCAGCGCCGGAACCCGAGGAACCCGCAGAACCGAGCATCGACCCCACGACTGAGGCCAGCATGGGCCACGAAGCGGAACAAAACGACGCGCAGCGTGAACATGAATTGGCCATCACCAAGTTGAAAATGGGTGCGGCGGCTTGACGCTGCCGTCAACCCTTGGCATAGTCCACGCTCGTTCAATCGACAAAGGCAGGTAAATGGCACAGCAAAAGCAATCCGCGCGGCAAGTAGCCGACGCAGCGTTGGCCGCACTCGCGGCCCCTAAAGTCGATGAATTGATAAGGGCCGACCCATTGAGGCGACCCACCAAAGGCGCAACGCCCGAGGGTTTCAAAGGCGACAAGCCCGGGTTTTTCCGGGGTGCGCGCATCCGTCGATAAACACCATCAGGAGCAAACACATTTATGGCAGCATCCGCAAAGGTTCCCGCCAAGACGGCGGCCGACTTTTTCAAGGCCCACGATTTAGATACCATCGTTCCCGAACTGTTCCGCGCGGGCATTAAGGCCCTCGGCCCCAATGGGTGGCTGTATCTTGGGGACTTCCAACGGGCCAACCGAATTAACCCCACGCAGGGCGCCGCGTACCGCGATCAGTTCAAGCAATTTATCATCAAGGCCGATGATAAGTATGTGGTGTGCGGAAGCGTTAAGCTGGCGAACCGTTTCCGAAAGGTAGTCCCGCAATGAAAAAAACCGCACCCAATACCCCGGCCGATTTCATGGCCAAACACCACCCGATGGCACAAGCGTCGGCGGTGAGACAAGTCCATTCAAACCCGGCACCAAAGGGCACGGTGCGGTATCTTTTCACGGCGGCGCAAAACGCCACCCCGGTGCATCCAAAGGTGTGGGCCGCGATTCTACAGGCCAAGAAACATTTTAACGCGCACCTGTCAGTGATCCAGTTGCGATACAAAAACCCCACGTCGAAGTGGTCGCGCTCGCAAGAAGACGCGGAACAGTGGGCACCCGAAGTCATGCCCTATGCGCTGAATCAGCGCATGAAGGTAAACCGCAATCTGGTTTGCGTGGGTGATGTCAAGATTGTGCCCACGGCCACCACGCCCCTGTCGGGCTTTGAGGGCTTCACGGGTGCAGAGTCGGCCATCATTGGCCACACTCGATACCAATTCAAAACGGTGCCGGTGCCGGGGTCGCAGATGGCGAAGCTGATGACCACCACGGGTGCGTGTACGCTCGCGAACTACACCAACTCGCGCGCGGGCGCGAGTGGCGAATTTCATCACGTATTTGGGGCCGTGTTGGTTGAAGTCGATGGCGGCCGGTTCTATTTGCGTCATCTGAATTTCACCAATGACGGTGTGGCCATGGACGTGGGCCAAGGCGGCCTGATGATTACACCCACGGGCGTGACGAAGGCCCCGAGGCCCGAGGCCATCGCGTTGGGTGATACCCACGTCAGGTTCACCGACAAGTCGGTGGATCGCGCGACATTTGGCAAGCACGGTCTTGTGACGTTGCTACGGCCGAAGCGCATCTATTGGCATGATGTCTGTGACGGCTACGGGGCGAACCCGCACCACGATGGGAACCCATTTATTGACCAAGCCAAGGCGCTGTCAGGCTTTGACGATGTTGAAGGCGAAGTCCGCGAGGCCGTAAACTTCGTGGCGAACCGCACCCCGATAGATGCTATCAGCTATATTGTGCCAGACAATCACGGCGATTTTCTGCGCCGTTGGATTCTCAAGAAGGATTGGAAAACGGAAGTTCCACCCATCGCGCGCGAGTTCTACCTAAAGACGGCCTTAGCCATGCAGCAAGGCACAAAGATGGGCAAAGGTGGCACCGAAACGCCAAGCCCATGGCCCTATTGGGTCAACAAAATCATGGACGAAGTGTGGGACCGCAACCGCGTCAAGGTGGTCTGTCTCACCGGCAACGGCGAGGAAGGCAGCCGCGTCAAAGACATCCAAATGGACATGCACGGCCACGCGGGGCCGAACGGTTCGCGCGGCAGCATTAAGAACTTGCGCCGCATCGGCGTGAAATCGACCATAGGCCACGCGCACAGCCCGGGCGTTGACGAAGGGTGCCATCAGGTCGGCACGTCATCGCTGTTAAAGCTTGAGTACAACGGCGCCGGGCCATCCGGTTGGCTTCACGCGCACGATGTCACCCACGCCAACGGCAAACGCCAATTGGTCATCATCATCGACGGCGAATATGAGTTGAGAGCAAAGTAAAACCACCCAAGGAGCAAAGAGCAATGACGACAACCGAGAGACCCTACTATCTCGCGGGGCCTATGACCGGCTTGCCGCAATTTAATTTTCCGTTGTTTCACAGTGCAGCGGCGAAGCTGCGCGCGGCAGGGTTCAACATCATTTCACCCGCCGAACTGGATAGCCCGCAAGTCCAAGCGGAAGCGATGGCATCGACCACCGGACAGCTAGACGCGGCGGGCAAGATTGCGGGCGAGACGTGGGGCCAAATCCTCGCGCGGGATGTGCAGATCGTGGCCGACCAAGTGCAGGGCATCATCTTTTTGCCGGGCTGGTCGAAGTCGCGCGGCGCGCAGTTGGAAGCGTTCACCGGGCTTCTGTGCGGCCACAAGTTCGGGCACTACACCGGCAGCAACCCCGCCGTGGTGTGGATACCGGCCGAAGACGTGAAGGCGGGCATTTTGGGGGCGCACAAATGACCACCGACACGAAGCCGTCAAACCCCAAGGACATCATAGGTAGCACGAAGCTAGACCTCGGCTTGGTCCCCGACACCATTGACGCAGAAGTGGCGCTAGCGTATCTCGAAGGTGCCTTGAAGTACGGCCGCTATAACTGGCGCATAGCGGGCGTGCGCGCGAGCATCTACAACGCCGCGTTGCGTCGCCACCTAAAGCGGTGGTGGAATGGCGAAAACCGCGACAAAGTGACCCGCGTCAAGCACCTAGCCAACCTTATCGCTTGTGCTGGTATAGTGTTGGATGCGGAACTGGCGGGCAAGTTGGAAGACGACAGGCCCCCGGCTTTGGACCTAGATGACGTGTTGGAAGTACAGGAACACATCGCGCATCTAAAGGCCCTGTTTGCCGACCACAGCCCAAAACAGTACACCATCGCGGACATCATCAGCCATGAAAACGTCGAACCGACGCCGACGATTGCCACCGAAAAAACAGCCGATAGTGCTGCCCCCAATCCACGCAAACCGAGGGGTAGAAAACTGGTATCGCGCGCAACTCCAAAGCGTCGTAAGTGAATGCGCCGCGTCCATGGCGGCCGAGATTCGGCGCACCTGGAACGCGGCCCCACCCTCGGGGGGCATGGCGTCCGACGCTGTGCCCACCGAACGCCTACAGAAAACTTTGACGAAGTGGTCAGACAAATGGCAAGCGCGATTCAATAAGCTTTCGACCTCGCTGGCCAAGAAGTTTGCAGCCCGCGCGTCGAAGGTCACCGACACGCAGTTCATGGGGGCGTTGAAGTCGGCAGGGTTCACCGTGGCTTTCAAGCCGACCCCGGCGAGCATCGAAGCTTATCACGCGGTACTTGGCGAAAATATCAACCTGATACGCAACCTCGGCCGCGAAACGCTTGACGACATCCAAGGCAAGGTTTGGGCCTCGGTGCGCGCGGGCCACGACATGGGCACGCTGTCGCATCAGTTGCACGACTCGCTTGGCATGAACTGGCGGCGCGCGGCGCTGATTGCGCGCGACCAAAACAACAAGGCCAAAGCCGTGATTGAAGCGACGCGGCGCAAGGAACTGGGAATCAAAGAAGCCATTTGGATGCACTCGGGTGGCGGGGTAACGCCTCGGCCGTCGCACGTGAAGGCGGGGGCCGACAAAGTGCGATTCAACATTGAACAGGGCTGGTATGACCCGGACGCGCGCAAGTACATTTGGCCCGGCACCGAGATAAATTGCAGGTGCGTCTCTAAAGCCGTGATCCCCGGGCTGGACGATTCGTTCTATTGACGGTGATTTGTTCCCGCAGGAACATCGCGCTATAGTGGGGCCATGGACCCCGACATCATCTTGGAAGACGATTTCACACCCGCCAAGCTTGGCGTGTTTGCGTTTGACCGCAGTATGCGGACCATCGACGCAGACGGGCATTTGCATGTGGAAACCGCGAACATTTCCAAAGCCAACGTGTGCCCCTACTACGGCCACGAAATACCAAATGCGGATGAGTTGGGCCTAGAGCCAAACAAAGTTTATATGCTCTATCGCGACGCGGCCGAGTTGGCAGCGGCTGCGCCAACCTACCACAATAAACCGTTGATGATGACACACGTCGCCGTCTCGGCTGATGACCCGCAAAAATACTACGTTGTTGGAACCGTGAGTAATATCCGGTTTGAGCATCCGTACCTAAAGGCGTCACTCGCGGTGTGGGATGCAAAAGCCATCGAAGCAATTGACAGCGGCGCGCAAGAACAATTAAGCTGCGGCTATCGTTACACGGCCGACATGACCCCCGGAACATCGCCAGAAGGCGAAAAGTATGACGGGGTGATGCGCGGGTTGATGTGCAACCACGTGGCTCTAGTGGAAACTGGACGCGCGGGGCCTGACGTTGTAGTATCGGACGAACTTCCACAGGATCTAAGCACCATGAAAATTTCCGCACTTGTCAAAGCCCTGACCCCGGTACTCGCCACGGACGCAAAGCCCGCTGACGTTTCGGCCCTGATTCAAACCGTCATTGCTGCCGACAAGAAGGCCAAGGACGCCGAGAAGGACGAAGACAAAACCGACATGCCTGCGAAGGACGCGGACAAGGACGACAAAGCGTGCGACGCGGACAAGGACGAAAAAGAGGCCATGGACGCGGACAAGGATGACGAGACGTGCGACGCCGAAATGGATGACATGGACGCCGAAGACGAAGAGTACCCGAAGTCCCCCGAGGGCGGCGCCAAGAAGCCCGGCATGGACAAGAAAGGCATGGACGCGGCCATCAAGGCTCGCGTGCAAGCCGCCCTCGCCGCCGACCGCGCGTTGGCCGAAGCCCGCGTAGAAGTTGAGCCGCTGTTGGGCAAGGTCACGTTTGACAGTGCCCCCGCCGTTTACTCGGCCGCCCTCAAGAAGTTGGGCGTAGACCATGCGGGTGTCCACAAGTCCGCGCTCGGTGCCCTGTACCGCGCGCACGCCAAGGCCCCGACAGCGGCCCCGGCGATTGCCACCGATTCGGCGGGCGTCAAGTCGCTGGCCGAAGTTTTCCCCCAAATCAACCGCTTGTCCCGCTAAGGAATCGCTACCATGGGTTTTCAAACACAAGTCAATGCACTACAGGCCCCGGGCGTCGCGGGTGATTTCGCATCGCAGAACCCGCGCGCGTCGGTACTCGCCGCGCCGGGCCAGTTGGTCGCGCCTGCGGGTGGCCTGATTGTCGGGCATTTCGCCTTCGTCAATCCGACAACGGGTGCGGTGTCGCAGGCTTATACGGCCGGGGATCAGATCGGTTTCCTTGCGCGCGAGTCGCAGGCCCTGATTACCACGTTCCTTGCGGACAACACGTTGGTGGTCCCCGAGGGCTTTCCGGTAACGTTGTACGATGAGGGCGAGTTCCTTGCGCTGTTCGCGGTGCTTGGCACGGCGGGCGCCGAAGTCTACGCGTCCACCACGGACGGCAGCGTACAAGTTGCGTCGTCGGGTGGCGTTGATACCGGCTTCAAGCTTCGGAGCAATCCGGCAGCGGGCGAATTGGGTTATATCTCTAGTTGGGGCGTCTAAGTAAGACGGGCACCGGAACAGTAACAGGAAACATGCACATGAAACTTTCACTCGACCAAGCCGCGCTGAATCGCCTTGCAACGGATTTCGGCATCCACTTTATGGGCAAGCCGGGCGAAGGCCCGTTGCAGTTGCAAGCGATGGATCGCTCCATTGCCTTCGACGCACAGCCGCAGCTTGTGACCACGGCAAACGCGGGTATTCTGTCGCTGTTCACGACCTACGTGGACCCGAAAATCATCGAGATTTTGGTCAGCCCGATGAAGGCGGCCATGCTTTACGGTGAGAAGAAGTTGGGCGACTGGACCGAGGACACCGCAGCTTTCCCGGTTGCGGAACGCACGGGCACCACAACGGCCTATGGCGACTACCAGGAAGGCGGCCTGTCGGGCGCCAACGTGAACTGGCCGCAGCGTCAGTCTTTCCACTATCAGACCTTCACCCGTTGGGGCCAGCGCGAGTTGGAGCGCAACGCGAAGGCAAAGATTGATTGGGCCAACCAGGTCAATGAAGGCTCAGTCCTTGCGTTGAACAAGTTCCAGAATTATAGCTACCTGTTCGGCATCACCGGCTTGCAGAACTACGGTGGCATCAATGACCCGTCGCTGCCTGCGTCGATTGCCGTCACGTCTTCGTGGTTCACCGCCACCCCGGACGTGATCTATGGCGACATCGTGCGCTTGGTGCAACAGGCCATCGCGCAGGGCAACGGCCTTATTGACACGGCGACCCCGTTTAAGATGGGCATTTCACCGGGCAATGAGTCGAACTTCTCGAAGACGAACACGTACAACGTCAACGTCCACGACCAGATCAAGAAAAATTTCAACATCGAGATTGTCACTATCCCCGAGTTTTCGACGGCGGGCAGCGGCGGCACCGAGTTGGTGCAGTTGATTGCGGAATCGGTCGAAGGTCAAAAGACCGTGGACAGCGCGTTCACCGAGAAGATGCGCGCCCATGCCATGATTACGCTCGATTCGTCTTGGCGTCAGAAGAAGTCACAGGGCACTTGGGGCACAGTATTCTACGCTCCGGTGTTCGTCGCTTCGATGCACGCCTAAGTCGGACGCCCCGCGCGCTCGACAATGCAAGGCCCCCTCACGTCACCAACGGTGTATGAGGGGGCCTTCGTTTTACCGAACCCTCAATATCAACTCTCGAACCCACCCTATCCCACGGCGCTCGCGGGCGCGGGGCAGTTCGCAGCGGCCTCGGGCGGCTGCATACAGGGGCGTTTCGGTTGGGGCGACCCATCGACGGGCCTTGCGTCGAATGTGCCCACAGACGGCGCGACGCTCGGCGTAGTGGTGCCCCGGCTCGGGCGGTTCGCCACAGTTTTCTATGATTGCACCGTGCGCGCGTACCGCATCCGGCAAGGTTTGCCGGTGACCATCGCGACGGGCGGCCCTTTTTGGCTGCGGTTCCCCGGTGGGGCCGTGGCTGGAAACCCCTGCTATGCAGATCCCGTGGACGGCCACGCGGTTTCGGGCAATACTGCGGGGGCTGTGCTGACTCAATGGACCGTGACCACCAACGCGGGGCCGGGCGAGTTGGCGATAGTTTCATCATCCGCAAAATTTGGAGCATAAACACATGGCTTTAATCTCAGTTGGTTGCAAATTGCCGCAGGGCCTCATCATGGAGTTGGGCTACGAAATCGTGCCCGGTGGCGTCAATAAGTTGCCCGAATACAAGCGGGTAGTTTTGGCGGGCGCCAATCAGCACTCGGTTGTCACGGGCAGCCTGCGCAGCCCGTCACCGAAAGACTTGCGCCCCGGCATCACGAACAACGTCGATGAAGCGTTCTTCGATGCGTGGGTGGAAGCCCACAAGGCGACGAACATCGTGCGCAATGGTTTGGTATTCAAGGCGAAGAACGCAGGCGAGGCAACAGCCAAGGCCGCTGACATCGCGCAGAAGCCGACCGGCATGGAAGCGTTGGACCCGACGAAGCAATCCAGCGTCAAAAAGTTCGACCCGGACGACCAGGGCAATATTCCGGCGATCAAGTAAGGGAATAGAATCATGGCCGTAATTCCTTGTGTTACCACACCCCCCGTTCTCGGAATAGTCACGTTTGACCCGACCGAGTTCGTGACGGTGTACCCGGAATTTACGGGCCTCACAAATGCGGCCATGATTCAGGCGTTCGCGCTCGCCACCACGATTTTGAACAATACGTGTTGTAGTCGCGTGCAAGATGCAAACTTGCGGGACACGCTGTTGCAGATGCTGACGGCGCATATCCTATTTTTGCTCAGCGGCAGCAATGACGGCGCGGGTAACGTGACGCCACCCCCCGGCATCGTGGGGCGCATCAATACTGCGGCCGAGGGTACCGTTTCCGTGGGTGCCGAGTTCGGGGGCAACGGCGGCCCGACGCAGGATTGGTACACGTCCACGCGGTACGGTGCGCTCTATTGGGTCGCTACGTCTCAGTTTCGCACGGCCATCTATGTCCCCGCACCCGCCTACTGCGACCCATCCATAGGCCCCGGTGGGCCGTATGGCGGCCTCGGTGGCGGTTGTGGCTGCTAAAGTCAAAGTGACGGGCGGCAAAGCCGCAGAAGCCATTATCAAGTCGATAGGCGACAAGCTTTCCAAGCGTTACGTGCGCGTGGGATTCCTTGAGACTGCAAAGTATCCCGGGGCGCGCACGCGCGGCAGCGGGAAAAAGCGAAAAACCGTTCAAGTGCCTGTGATCCCCGTGGCTCAAGTGGCTTTCTGGCAGAACTTCGGCACCAAAACGACACCGCCCCGGCCGTTTTTCAATAATATGGTGGCGAAGAGTTCGCCACGATGGGGCAAAGCGGTGGGCCAGATTTTGAAGGCCAACGGCTACGATGAGGGCGCGACCCTTGCAAGCATGGGCGAACTGTTGCAGGGGCAGCTTATGCAGGAAATCATCGACACCAATTCCCCGCCCAACGCCCCGCGCACCGTCGAAATGAAGAACGGGGCCACCAAGGTTTTGGTAGACTCGGGCGTGATGCTTGGCAGCGTGTCGCCGGGCAAGGTGGCGTTTGAAGTCAAAGAGGGCGTGAGTGAATGAACCTTCATGGCACAGTGCGCGGCGCGATTATCTCGGTAAATCCCGACATCATTGCGTCATTTCAGCGCAGCACAGGCAACACCCCCAACGCGGACTATTCGCAGACGCCTACCTATGCGGCGGCCATTCCTATTCGGATTCAATCGCAGCCCCTTAGCGGCGGCGCGTTGAAACACGCCGACGCCCTCGGCATCCAAGGCGTTCGGCGCACGGTCTACGCCTACGGCAACATTCAGGGCGTTGTGCGGCCGACGCAGCAGGGCGGCGATTTGCTATCGTTCCCATTGGTGCCCAACGGCCCGACCTTCAATTGGCTGACCGTCGAAGTCCTTGAGACTTGGCCCGATTGGTGCTGTTTTCTAGTGGTGCTGCAAACCCCATGACCGCAACTATCGACATCACGCAGTCACAGCTTTACACGGACGTGGGCAATTTCGTAGTGTCCATGCTCGGCATTGCGGGCGCGGCGTTGGTGCAAGGCTACCCCAACCGCGTGGCTATGCCCGCGCCCTCGGGTTTGCAGTTCGTGGAAATGCACAACTCGCGCATGGTCCGCCTCAACACCAACGTGGATACGTGGGACCAAACGAACCCGGACCCATCATTGATGACGCAGACGGCAGCTTGGCAAGTCTCGATGCAATTCTCACTATACGGTTCGGCTGCGGGGGATTGGGCTTCAATTCTCGCAACGCTCTTTCGCGATGAAGTGGCGTGTAACGCGCTGACCACATGCCAGCCGCTATACGCGGATGACCCCATCCGCGCGCCGTTGATTGATGCCGAGGAACAGTATGAGGATAAGTGGATTGTGATAGCGCAGCTTCAATACAATCCGACCGTTTCTACCGCGCAGCAATTCGCCAACGTGCTGGCCCTTGACGTGGTAAATGTGGACGAAGCTTACCCGCCTTGAACCCTCGGGGGTTTGCGGCTATCATGACCCGCAGCCCATTACTATGACGCCCGTCACAATTCGGAGTTTCCGCACATGACAAATTCTATCCCGGCAAGCCAACTTGTGAGCGTCATCCCCGGCGTTCTGTCGGCGGGCGGCAACCCTTTGTCCCTTAACGGGGTTTTCCTGACTCAAGACCCGTCTATCCCCATTGGCACGGCGCAGCCGTTCGCCACGGCCGCTGATGTGTCCGCGTGGTTTGGCCCCTCGGCCCCCGAAACCGCATTGGCTCAGATTTATTTCGCCGGGTTCAACGGTGCCACGCAGTTGCCGGGCACCCTGTATTTCGTCCAGTACAACACCGCGACCGTGGGCGCATACCTGCGCGGCGCGAGCCTCGCGGGCCTCACCCTCGCGCAGCTTCAAGCCCTTTCTGGCACCGTCGTGGTTTCCATCGACGGGGCGCCGGTCACTTCGGCGGCCATCAATTTCTCGGGTGCCACGTCGTTTTCGAGCGCGGCGGCGCTGATTCAGGCGGGCTTGGCGGCCGGGACCAGCTTTGTGGGCACGGCGGCGCAAACCGCGTCGGCTGATGTGGTCAACGTGACGGCCACTTCGTCGGGCGCGTTGAAGCTTGGCGACGTGCTGACGGGTACCGGGGTCGATGCGGGCCTCACGGTCACCGGCTTCGGCACCTATACCCCGACCACGGGCACTGGCACCATTATGGTGTCCACCACGACCGGCTTTGCGTCCACCACCATTTCGGTGGCGGGCGTCGGCAATGTATCGTATGACTCGCAGCGGCAAGCCTTCGTGATTTCCAGCCCTACCACGGGCGTCAATTCGTCCGTGGGCTACGCCTCGGGCAGCTTGGCCCCGTTGGTGTTCCTCACGCAAGCCACGGGCGCAGCTATCAGCGCGGGCGCGATTGCCGCGACCCCGGCGAGCGTGATGGCGCAGGTAGTGGCCGCGACGCAGGATTGGGCCACGTTCATGACCGTGACCGAAGTCCCCGACAACATCAAGTTGGAATTTGCGGCGTGGGTCAATACCAGCGGCCAGCGTTACGTTTACGTGTGCCAAGACTCCAACGCGGCGGCATTGACCGCAGGCGCGTCGGAAACCTTTGGCGCCCTGACGGCGGCCTATAACGGGGTGTGCCCGCTGTATGACACCACGGGCGGCTCGCTCGCGGCTTTCACCTGCGGCACCGCCGCGTCTATCGACTTCAACGCGGAAGCCGGGCGCATCACGTTCGCTTACAAAGGCCAAGCGGGCTTGGTTGCGCAGATCACCGACCCAACCGTGGCCGACAATCTCACCGGCAACGGGTACAACTTCTATGCGTCCTACGCCACAGCAGCGCAGGGATTCACGATGTTGCAGCCCGGCCTTGTGTCGGGACAGTGGGAGTGGCTGGACGCTTACGTCAATCAGATTTACCTCAATTCGCAGTTCCAGCTTGCATTGATGGAGCTGTTGACCTCGGTCAAGTCGCTGCCCTACAACAACACGGGCTATGGCCAGATTCGCGGCGCGTTGGTGCCGGTCATCAATGAGGCGTTGCAGTTTGGCAGCATACAGCCGGGCGTCGCGCTGTCGGCCTCGCAGGCGGCCAGCGTGAACGCGGCGGCCGGTTTGCCCATCGACAGCACGCTGGAAAACGTGGGCTGGTATCTGCAAATTCTGCCCGCATCGGCGCAGACGCGCGGCAACCGCACGTCACCCCCGATGACCTTCTGGTATACGGACGGGGGCAGCGTGCAGAAGCTGAATCTCGCCTCCATCGACATTCTCTAAGGAACCGCACACATGGCAGCCAAGCGTACAATTACTTCGGCCAATAGCGTCTTCACCTTGGTGGTGCCTGACGTGTTCCCGGTCCCGCAAACCCTCGCGGGGTATGCCGTGGATGATGCTTTCGACAGCGACGATGTGGAAGCATCCGAGGCCATGATGGGTGTGGACGGCCTGTTGTCGGCGGGCTTTACGCCCTTCATCACGGTGCAAAAAGTCCATTTCATGGCCGACAGTCCAAGCATCTTGCTGTTTGATGCGTGGCTTGGAGCCGAGGAAGCCGCTCAGGAAGTTTTCTTTGCACAGGCGACCATTTACCTGCCTTCCGTGGGCAAGGGCTACACGTTCACCAATGGCGTTCTGACGAACGCGCGCAAGCTGCCCGACGCTAAGAAGGTCCTACAGGCACAGTCCTACACCATCAAGTGGGAATCTGTGAACCCGGCCGCACTCTAATGGCTCGCCGCGTGGAAACTTTCACGGCCGACACCGGCCGTGATGCGGGAAAACAGTTTCAACTTACGGAAATGTCGGCCTATGACGCAGAATGGTGGTTCCTGCGTTTGGGCCGCGCGGCTATGATAGCAGGCGTTACGCTTCCCACGGATTGGGAAAATGCGAGCCTCGCGACGCTCGCGCCTTTGGGAATAGGCGCAATGGCCGTCTTGCCAGAAGGCACCTTCAAAACGCTGTTGGATGAAATGTTCGCGTGCGTGAAGTTCAAGCCCGAGAATCCGAAGATACCCCCGCAGGATTTAATCGACGGCGCCGGGTCGCAGATTGAGGAAGTCAAGACGCGGCTACAGTTACGCAAAGC